TGCTTGAGCAGATAAAAGCGCGTCGCTCGTGTCTGGATTGTAAGCATTGCGATTCCAGCCGCTGGGAATGGCGCGGATTGCCGGAAGCGCCGGAGGAAGGAGGCAAGACAGATGCTTGATATTTGCCCAGTATCGCTGGCAGAAGCAAACGCGTTTGTGGCAGAGCATCACCGCCATCATAAGCCGGTCGTTGGACATAAATTTTCCATCGGCTGCACAGACGGAGAGAAAATCGTAGGCGTGGCGATCGTCGGGAGACCCGTTGCACGGTATCTGGATGATGGATGGACGCTTGAGGTAAACCGCTGTTGTACAGACGGAACTCAAAATGCCTGCTCTATTCTGTATGCCGCTGCATGGCGCGCCGCCCGGGCGATGGGCTACCACAAACTGATTACTTACATTCTGGATACGGAGCCGGGGACAAGCTTAAAGGCGGCTGGATGGAAGTGCGTAGGACGGGCTGGCGGGCTTCGCTGGACTGGCAAGCGCCGCCCGGAGGTTGACCTTTGCCCCGCACAAATGAAAATCCGGTTTGAGCGGGAGGAATGAGAAAAGGCATGAAAGCTGTTTTGATCAGCATTCGCCCGGAGTGGGTGCGGAAGATCCTGAATGGGAGTAAAACGGTCGAAATCCGCAAGACCGCGCCGAAGTGCGGTGTGCCGTTTAAGTGCTACATCTACTGTACCGCAGGCGGAAAGGGGGCGCTCATGGTGAAAACCAACGCAGTGGCGCCGGCTATTACGGCGGAATCAGCCTATGAGCGCGAACAGGCGGAGGCGTTTGGATATGAGGCCGCCAACGGGAAAGTCGTTGCGGAATTTACTTGCAATAAGATCGGCACGGTCTACCCGCTTTGCATGATCCCCAAATGGGCGACGGTGGATGCCTGCCTCACCCGAGAGGACATATACAAGTATCTGGGCACGGAGCACGGATACGGCATGCAGATCGATGATCTTAAAATTTACGATACCCCGCGCGAACTGCGGGAATTTCACGCTGTGCCAAATGAGGTAGAGGTAGCGCTCAAGGCAAAGCCCAAGCCGGTCACCCGCCCGCCGCAGGGCTGGCGGTATGTGGAGGAAGAGCTATGGAACGACTGACTAAATGGAACGAATTATCGCATAAGCACGCCTATTATCCGCGCTGCTTCGAAGAACCGTGCTACGGCAGCGGGTGCAAAATCAAAGATTGCCCGTTTGAAACAGCGGTGTGTGAGCGCCTTGCGGCCTACGAGGACACAGGGTTAAGCCCTGAAAAGGTTTCTTGGATGAAAGAAGTCGTCGAAGCAGCTTTTGACAATGACACATCCAGAATTGAGCGAGCACACAACCTGCATGTGGCTGACAAAGAGGGCCGCGTGGTGGTTTTGCCGTGCAAGGTGGGAGAACGATGGGTAGATGAGGACGGTCGCGCGGTGCGCATAACCGCAGTAATCGCCAGCAGGGAACCATTTGGGGAGAATATCAACATCTACTTTGATTATGAGGATGCAACGCCGGACGATGCGGGAAGCGACTGTATGACGAACTGGTACCATTTCAGCCGCCGATTCACCGGCATTGAGGTCGAGCGGGCGATGGAGGGCAAGAAGGATGGCTGAAACATACTGTACCGCATTTATGGAGGACTTGCCGCCTGAAAAGCAGGCTAAGGGGCTAGGCGTTCAGGCCGCGGTGGTGCTGGGAGAATGCTTCCACTGCGAGCACTATACACGATGCTCCACAGACGAGACGTTCAAGTTCCCGGCAGATGCCGCCTGCATGGTGCGCAGGGATATGGTTTTGCAGGAATGGGGATTGGAGGGCAAGAAGGATGGATGAACTGAAACCGTGTCCATTCTGTGGCGGAGAAGCACTTCTTGAACCGTACAGAGCAAGAAAAGGGTATGAAGCATCAATACAATGCAATCAATGCTTATGTTCTATGTCCACCATAACCTATGACGAAGAAGAAACGGCGATAGAGGACATTGTAAAAGCGTGGAACAGGAGGGCGGCGGATGGGCCAGCACAAACATAATCCTACGGCCATTGCGGCAAAGAATGGCGAGCTGCCGCCGAAGAAGCGAGAGCCGCAGCTGACCAAGAGGCAGGCAGAAGTGCTGCTACGGAAGAAAATCCTCGATCTGATACCTGGATCGTTTGCTCTTCCGGATGGAATGAAAGAAATACTTGCAAATGGAGAAACACCATATGTCTAGATCTGTAAATGAAGTTCTTTTCGGAGCGGTCAAGAACAAACTGCAAACGGCGCGCGAATCATATGCCGTATATCGATCCACAATGGAGGACTTGAACCAGCTGTTAAAGGATATGATCGACTATGCGGTAAAAAACAACTGGAACCTCCAAGAACCGTCTGATTATGACATTGAAGGTTATTTGTATGATGGCAAGCCGGGAATCGATGAGGTCATGAAAAAGATTATAGAGATGTTCGGGGTACCAGAGTGGGAACTTTGAAATGGCCGATTACATCAAAGACAAATATGTAGGAGGACAGAAAATGGATGCTGTGGAGTATTTCAAAGCATATGCGAGAATGTGCGATTCTTTTGATTCTAAGAACAACATCACGGGAAAACCGTGTGTAGGCTGTCCACTTGACGATATTGGACGCGGATGCCATATGAACGATCTCACCAACAACGCAGAGGAATGTGTTGCTGCGGTCGAGAAGTGGGCAAAAGAGCATCCTGTTAAAACGAGACAGAGCAAATTCCTAAAAATTTTTCCATCAGCACAAATTGAAGATGAGACTGTATCAATCTGCCCAGCCAAGCTTAATGTGGCACCACATGCGACAAACATGGGGCGCACATGTATTTATGTGCATGACTGCGCAGCATGTAGAAAATGCAAGCGCGATTTTTGGCTGACTGAAATTTCGGAAAGAGAAGCGGACAAAATGCACCGGAAGCAATTACGCGGTGCAGGGATTGTAGGTACTCTTCAAGGGACAAAGAAACCAATCAAACTTGGTGTAATTATTCTACTGAACGCATGGAAACATCTGTGAATTGGTCCTGCCATCACGGGAAACGGAGGGAAGGATAATGGCGCTCATAAACGTCGCTCTCTACGGAGAGGGAAAACGAAACAATCGGCTTCGGGCGGAATACATTCGCTGCGATTACGCGCAGGAATGCTCCGCGTACCACGAGGGAAAATGCCTGAACGTTACCATACCGTTTAACCGCCGGTGCGAACTTGGCAAAGTAGAAAAAGTGGATGGCGGCACAAAACAGAGCAAACGCTATGACACTGTGACAGACGCAGCGCGGCATTCGCCAGAATATCGCAAACTCAGATATCCATCCTATTGGCATGTAATTCGCATTGGAGATATGGCGTATCTGAATCTTCCTTACGTTGACCTCGAATTGGACGGAATCCGACTGAACGCATCAACGGCGATATTCACAAATCAACATTTACTAGTGGACAGACCAATGCTGACACCGGACAATTTGGACAACGCACTTGGATATAAACCACGCAATATGTGCGGAGACATCATCAAGGGCCATGCGGATGTAATCGTTCCGAATTTCCTGCACCAATTCAAAAGACTGTTCCCCGTGGAATATGACCGTTTCGTGAAAGAGTACCCAAAGTATGCAGAGCTGTCTCCGACATTTATCGGAAGATGTGCAAAACTCGCAACGTGCAATCCAGATTGCGTGTACAAGGATTCAAGCGGGAACAAGTTCACGATGGAAGATGGGGAACGGATGGTCTGCAAAGAGTATAGATCGGGATTCCTTCCGTTTGGAGCGTCCAAGGCAGAAGTCATTATTACGCTGACAGACGATATGAAAGTTAAAATCACGGACAACTCACAGGTCTTGGACGATACTGTGTTTGTATAGGAGACAAGATGAACAGCAAATACTTGGAGTTTCTGAAATCAAAAATCGAGACGGCTCCGGTGAGCGGCTTTTCCGTTCCGGAGAAAGATATCAATCCGGCGCTGAAGCCGCATCAGAGGGACGCGGTGCGCTGGGCGCTGCGCGGCGGCCGGCGGGCGCTCTTTGAAAGCTTTGGTTTGGGAAAGAGCGCGCAGGAACTGGAATTCTGCCATCACGCGGCAAAGCACGAAGGGAAGCCCGCGCTGATCGTGCTCCCGCTCGGCGTGCGGCAGGAGTTCAAACGGGACGCCGTGAATATTCTGGGATACGAAGAGCCGGTTTATGTACGGACGATGCAAGAGGTACGCGAGAACGCCGGGGCGGAGATCATGCTTACCAACTATGAGCGCGTCCGGGACGGGGATATCGACCCGACGTACTTCGCGGCGACAAGTCTGGATGAAGCATCCGTATTGCGTTCCTTCGGAAGCAAGACTTATCAGACGTTCTTGCAGAAGTTCAAGGGTGTCAAATATAAAATGGTCGCAACGGCCACACCAGCTCCGAACAGGTACAAGGAGATCATTCACTATGCCGGATATCTGGAGGTCATGGACACAGGGCAGGCGCTTACGCGGTTTTTCAAGCGCGACAGCACGAAGGCGAATAACCTGACGCTGTACCCGCACAGGGAGGAAGAATTCTGGCTGTGGGTCAGTTCATGGGCGCTGTTTCTCGGGAAGCCGTCCGACCTGGGATATTCGGACGATGGATACGAACTTCCGGGGCTGGAGGTCCGAACGCACGTTGTGCATGACGATTTCGGGCGGATCGCAGACCGCGACGGTCAGGTGAAGATGATGAACGACGCGGCGGCAAACCTTCAGGAGGCGTCGCGCGAAAAGCGCGAGACGATATCTGCCCGCGTGAAATTGGCAAAGGAGATCGTTGACAGTGATCCGGGCGCGAGTTTCATTTTGTGGCACGACCTGGAAGCGGAACGGCATGAGATTCACCGCGTGATGCCTGAGGCCGTAGAAATCTACGGAGCAATGGATTACGACGAGCGCGAACGGCGCGTCATTGATTTCTCCGACGGAAAGATACGGCTCTTCGCCACGAAAAAAGAGCTTTCCGGTCAGGGATGCAACTTCCAGAGGCATTGCCACAGAATGATCTTCGTCGGGATCGACTATGAATTCAACGATTTCATTCAGGCGATCCACCGCTGCTACCGCTTCTTGCAGACGGAGAAAGTCATTGTGGACATCATCTACACAGAGGCGGAGATACCGATATGGGACGTGCTGCAGAAGAAATGGAAGCAGCACGACTATATGCAAGATCAGATGCGTGAGATCGTAAAGAAATACGGCCTTTCCGGAGAGCGCATGAAGCAGGAGATGGCCAGAAGCATAGGAGTGGAAAGAGTGGAGATCAGGGGCAAAAACTGGATTGCAGTCAACAACGACTGCTGCGAGGAAACGGCAAAAATGGCGGATGACAGCATAGATCTGATCGTCACGTCGATCCCGTTTTCCAATCATTACGAATACACGCCGAGCTATAACGACTTCGGCCACAACGAGGATACGGGAAAGTTCTTTGAACAGATGGACTATCTGACACCGAATCTTCTGCGCATTTTGAAGCCTGGACGTGTATTCTGCTGCCATGTAAAGGATCGCGTACTTTTCGGAAACGCAACGGGGACAGGTATGCCGACGATGGAGCCGTTCCACGCCATGTGCATCCGGCATTACATGGAACACGGCTTTGCGTATTTTGGAATGATTACGGTCGTCACGGACGTGGTGCGAGAGAATAACCAGACGTACCGGCTTGGATGGTCCGAGCAGTGCAAGGACGGGACGAAGATGGGCGTGGGCTGCCCAGAGTATATTCTGCTTTTCCGGAAGCTCCCAACGGACCGGTCGAAGGCATACGCAGACGAGCGCGTTTCCAAGACAAAGGAGGAATACACACGCGCACAATGGCAAATTGATGCACACGGCTTCTGGAGAAGCTCTGGAAACCGGCTTATCACAAAGGACGAGCTGCTTCACGCGGATACCGGCAAACTGCAAGCGCTTTACAGAAAGTACAGCCGCGATTCCGTATACAGCTATGACGAGCATGTGCAGCTGGCAAAGGAGCTGGATGCGGACGGGCATCTTCCAGCCACGTTCATGGTCGTAGCGCCCGGAAGCTGGACAGATCAGGTATGGGACGATATCAACCGGATGCGAACGCTCAACACAACGCAGAGCCAGCGGCGGAAAGAGAACCATGTTTGCCCGTTACAAATAGACGTCGTGGACAGGCTCATAAACCGGTACAGCAATCCGGGAGATTTGGTGCTAGATCCGTTCGGCGGGCTTGGGACGGTTGCACTGGAGGCCATCAAGGCAGGCAGGCGGGGATATACCATTGAGCTGAACAACGACTATTTCCGGGATGCGGTTGGATATCTGAAGGAATACGACGAATCTCTGCGAAGCGACAATCTGTGTCTCTTCGATGTGGTTTGAGAAGGATTCCAAGGGGGTATAAGAAATCAAAAACAGCGGGGCGCGATTCCAAGCGCTCCGCTGATTTTCTTTCCTGCTTTGGTTGACATAAAATTGTACAAAAAACATTTGTTGCCGCTTGTAGAATGAGAATTAGGAGGGGATACACGATGAATGACAAACGGAGCACAGTTCGGATGCGGTATACGGGAAAGACCGGATACCACGGACTCAGGCACGGAAAGGTCTATGCGGTCAGCATCGTCAGCATGTACGGAAAGTTCTGGGTAGAGGTCGGAGAAAATGCCATTGCGTATGTTTCGCCCACGATGCTCTGCCGGAACTGGGCAGACGTTTAGAAGGAGGAATGGTATGAACGACTGTGAGAGGATCGTTGCCTACTGCAAGGAACATGGCTCCATCACGCAGTTGGAAGCAACGCGTGAGCTGGGGAACACCCGTCTCGGCGCAAGAATTTGGGACTTGAAGCATCGCGGATATGAGGTAACGGACGTATGGGAGAACGGAACGGACAGGTTCGGAGACGCGACGCGGTACAAGCGATATTTCGTGAAGGAGGCAGCGAAACGTGTCGAAGCACTGTGAGGGATGTGTATGGTGGGAGGAATTCACATGGGCCTGCTGCAACGGAGACAGTCCGCATTGCGCAGATTTTGTAAACTGCGGATGTGCGTTTTTTGAACGGAAGGAGGACGGCGAATGCCGGAGCGAAAAAGAACAGAAGCCGTAACCTCACGGGAGGAACCTGCGGCGCCGCAGAAAACGTGCATGGGATGCGAATCGTGGGACAAGTTCAGCTGCTTCAACGCGGAAAGCCAGTTTTTTGGTGGTTCGGTTGACTGCGGGTGCAGATTTTACAAGAAGGAGGCGAAGGAAAAGTGACGCAGATGGAGGGTACAACGGAAAAGCCGATGGCACAGGTCAATGCATTCATGAATCGGGATGCAGAGGTAACACAGTCTGAAAACGCCGTGGAGCATCCGACGCATTATTGTCAAGGCTCCATTGAGTGCATTGACGCGCTGAACGCGATGGTCGAGGGATGGGATGATCCGGTGGCGGCGGTGCTGGCATGGCAGACGGTCAAGTACATCTGGCGGCATCCGTTCAAAGGGAAACCGCTGGAGGACATCCGGAAGGCACAGTTTTATCTTGCACGGATGGAAGAGCGATATCTGGAAAGCGAGGCAGAGAAGAAGTGAAAGTGTTTTTGACATTCCTTGCGGTATTTTCGGATATCGTGTGTATGGTCGGCGGGATCATATTTCTGAAAGCCGGATACAAGTGGAGAGGATTCCGCAGCAGCCGCGAGATGGTGTGCTACGCCGCCGTGGGGATCTCGCTTCTGGCCGTTTCAATCGGCGGGATGCTTCTGCTCCTGAACGGCATGTGACTGTAAGGCCACAGGAACGGCTTCAAGGCGAATTTGAGTTTCGACGATAAAACTCACGCCGGAACATATCAACGCGGCGTGTGGCCGAGCGTGAGGCTTGACGCTTGGCAAACTAGAAAACGGAGGATGGGAAATTGCTGAATGAAGTTTTATTGCAGGGCCGGTTCGTAAAGGACCCGGAGTTGCGCAGGACGCAGGCAGGGGACGCGGTAACGTCCTTCAAACTGGCCGTGGAACGGGATATCCCGAACAGAGACGGAACGAGGGAGACGGACTACATCGACTGCGTTGTATGGAGAAAGACGGCGGAATTCGTGGACCGGAACTTCACAAAGGGCAAGATGGCCATCGTGAAGGGAAGGTTTACGATCCGGAAGTTTGAGGACAAGGACGGAAATAAGCGCTCCAAGGCCGAGGTCGTGGCGGACAGCGTTTATTTCGGCGAAAGCCGGATCGGCGAGAATCCGCCGGTACGCGAGAAGATGGCAGAAAAGGGGACGACGCAGGTCGAGGATGTTTTCACGCAGATCGATGAAAGCGGACTGGATCTGCCGTTTTGATGGAGCAGGGCGAATATGGGTGAAAAAAGGTATTATTGGCTGAAACTCTATTCTGATTTCTTTTCAAGTGTCCGAATAAAAAAGCTTCGGAAACTCGCAGGCGGTGACACTTACCTTACGATTTATCTCAAAATGCAGCTTCTCGCCATGCAGCATGACGGTATATTGCGTTGGAGCGGCGTGGAGGATGACTTTGCAGCTGAACTTGCGCTTGAACTCGACGAAGAGGTTGACAACGTAAAGGTCACAATGGCTTATTTACTGAGCTGCGGTCTGGCAGAAACGGATGACAATGTGAATTTCTTTTTCCCGTTTGCCGTTTCAAACGTCGGCTCCGAGGGAACATCCGCACAGCGTATGAGGGATGCCCGAAAGCTGGCAAAACAGAACGCAGAAACCGAAAACGTTCCATTAGAAGCGAACGACGTACGAACATTGTGCGAACAGCGTTCTATAGAGATAGAGATAAGAGATAGAGATAAGAGGAAAGATAAGAAGAAGGATACAGAGGATATGTGCGCGGAGCTGGAAAAATCCGCCTCCACGCCGCCGGTGATCTCGCTTATCCTGCATGATAACTCATACTTCGATGTCACGAACGACGATTACGTCAAATGGAAAGAACTGTACCCGGCTGTTGACGTTATGCAGGAACTTCGGAAGATGGCCGGATGGTGCGACTCCAACAAGAATAAGCGAAAGACGCGGCGCGGGGTACGGGCATTTATTACGGCATGGCTTGCGAGAGAGCAGGACAAGGGCGGCAGTTCCAGAAAAACAACGCAGTCCCTGAAAAATGCCGTACCAATTGACTACGGCTCACCGGAGGATTTCTACAAATGACGCTTGGGATGGATGAACTCATGAAGCTGCGTGCGCAGAAGCAGGCGGAAGCCCCTTACATCCCGGATGAGGACAACCGACGTGGATATGCGGCGCTCATGCGGAATACCGCAAAGAAGGTTCCTGCGGACTTGGCGAACACAGAAACAGGCAGCGATGGATTTCTTTACTGCACAATCTGCGGAGGAAAACGGCAGACGAAGGTCGATCTTCCGGATGGAACGACAATGAAAGCTCCGTGCCTTTGCAAGTGCATGACGGAAAAGGCCGAAGAATCCGTCCGGATGCAGGCAGAAAAGGAACACGCGATGGAGATTGCGGGCCTGAGAGCAGATGCTTTTGCAGGAATGGACAAATGCATGGCAAACTTTACGTTTGCAGCAGATGACCGTGCAAACCCGAAGGTATCCGCAGGAATGCAGAGCTATTGCGAGAATTTTCCAAGGCTCCGGAGAGACGGAAAAGGAATTCTCCTTTACGGAGATGTCGGGACGGGAAAGAGCTTCTTCGCGGCGTGCATCGTAAATGAACTGGTCTCCAAGGGATACAGATGCCGCATGACGACCTTCTCGCGGCTTACGAATCAGATCAGTGCGATCTGGAACGGGAAGATGAATTTCATTGACGAGCTGGCAACGCTGGATCTGATATCCATCGACGATCTTGGCGTCGAGCGCGACACAGAGTACATGAACGAGCATATCACGACCATCGTCGATACGCTTTATCGGGCAAAGGTTCCCATGGTCATTACCAGTAACTTTTCGCCGCAGCAGATGACGGAAGAATGCGACATCCGAAGAAAGCGGATCTATGACAGGCTGTTGGAAAGATGCCATCCGGTCATGATGGTCGGAGAAAGCCGGAGAAAGAACATGGGACGGAACGACTACAGGGAAATGAAATCACTATTGGGGGTGTAAGACATTTGGCGTGGATGCCGCAGCACTTTGACAAAAGATGTCCTTGCACGGCGGAATGTGCGAAGAGAAGCGCGGAATGCCGGAAGGAATGCAGGGAATATGCCGCATATGCGGAAATAAAGCGGGCGGAATATGCAAGAAAACTCAAAAATGAGCAGGAACGGCGTATCCGCACCGGCGCTTCGGAGGCACAGAAAAGCCGCGCCAGAAAGCGCCAGCGTGACGCGAAGGCGGCCGGAGGGCGCGTGCGATGAAGAATTTCAAAATCGTCCGCACTTTCGACGGAAAGACCATGATGGCGACGGAACATGAGTCGTGCGTCTATGACGATGATACGATCCGCTCCATGATGAAAAACGGGTACAAGGCATATATGGACGGCCGAGTCTACCGGCCGTCAGATGGGGGAAAAAGAAATGATTCAGGTAGGACAAACCGTAAAGCAGTTCGTTAATTTTTCGCCGGATAAAATGGAAAGCCGGCAGGCAGACAAGGAAGCACTCTACGGAACAGTGATCTATGTACATCCCAATAGACGTTTTTACACGGTAGAATTCACCATGTGGAATGGAAGCAAGATCCGCGCGTGTTTCCGGGAGGGCGAATGATGGGCATGACCTTCGCACAGAAGCAGAAGGAACAACTGCAGGAGTACCTTCAAATCGGGTTTGAATCTGGCTGTCAGAAATACGCCGACCTGTACGGAGCGGCTCTTGCAATGGATGGATACGGTCCGGAACGGCTTTACAAGCTGGCCGTGAAGGTCGCGGAGCTGGATGCAGAACTCGGAGATGCATGGGGATGCGGGAACGAATCAGATGTTTTGCAGGAGAAACTTGACCGAATCTTGAAAAAGGGGTACGGAGAACGTTTTCAGCCGTTTTACGCCAGAAACGAGCATATCAAAAAATTCAATTACAAGGGGAGAAAAGCATGATGAACAGCGCGATTGAGAAAGGTTTTGCGGGCTTGGAGGCGGCAGAAACCGGAAGCAAAGCCTGCGCATATTGGAAAGGTTTCCTGGACGGCATAAATGCGCAGATGGCGGATATCTTGAAAATGATGATGGATAACGGTACTGCGCCTAAACCGGCGATTGATTTTGTAACGCCGGAAATTCAAGTTCCGCTCATGTTGGAGGATTGCGCAATCATGCCGGGTTACGCGCACGACGCGGACGCGGGAATGGATCTGCTTGCAGCAGAAGAGAAAGTCATACTGCCGCATTCGCGCGGAACGGTGCGGACGGGCATTCATATGGCAATCCCGGAAGGATACTTCGGCGCGATCCGCGCAAAGAGCGGACTTCTGAAATCGTTCGGGATCTTATGCTCCGGTACTGTAGACTCCGGATACACGGGGGAGATCATGGTCACGCTGGTCAACACGAGCGGAGAAGCGTTTGGCGTTTCCAAAGGACACAAAATTGCGCAGATGATTTTGATTCCGTTCCAGCACGCGAATCTCAAGCGAGTGATCACGCTCGATGAAACGCCGCGCGGAGATCACGGATTCGGGAGCAGCGGAAGATGACATGGGACGAGATGGACGGACTTGAACGCGCAATGTCGTTCAAAAAATTGCAAAAGCTGTTTCAAGAAGCCATGGAGCGCGAGTATGAAAGACTCGTGCCCGAAGCGAAAGAAGCGCAAACGAGTCCATTCCCTGATCTCATGGATGAATCAAAATTTCAGTTCGGCTACGGGAGACCAATGCAGATCATCCCGGATGGAGAATGGAAACTGATAAAATCACTGAAAGTGGGTGAAAAGCGTGAAAGGTGATTACTACCAACGCGCCACGGCATTTTTTGAGAGCTATTTTGAAGTCCCATCGTCATATTATGAAAAGGGAACGGCGAGGCTCAAGACGGAAGCGATTCGGGATCTCATGGAACAGCTGATAGAACAGCAAGTGTTTGTCGATGAAAAGGATATTCGGCGGGAAGCGCTTCTAGACTACGATGTGGTGCTTCCGACTTTGTAAACGGTCCGAAATGTAGAAGAGGGGGTCGGAATTGAAGAAGAATGCAAAAATCAGGGTGTGCAGCTATGCGAAAAGGAAAGACGGAAGCCTGATTGCAATTGAAGATCTCCATTACGAAGAACGGCAGGCGTTTGCAACAAAGGCCACGCTTGCGTTCATGAACGAGCTTTACGCAGGGAAAGCGAAATTCTTCGATTGTAGCAGCGCTCCGAACGGATCGGTACATGCGCCGTGAATGAGATATGACACGAAAATATGGGAAACGCGCAGCGGTTAAGTTCGCTGCGCGTTTTCATTTGCGGTGGAATTGTAGGCTGTTGGGGTATGGACCGCCGGACGTCAATAGACTACAATTTTAGGTATGGAGAAAAAAGTCAGATTTCATAGCGGTATACGATGGAAAGAAGCATGTTTTGCTTATCGAAAGTGCAGGTGTCGATGATGCGTTTGACGGCGTCGTACTTTTTCGAGATTGGGGCGTCGGATTCCAGCGTTTCCAAGGTACGTTTGATGGAATCCTTCATGGAAACCTCAGTGGATGTGCCGGACGCGGATTCGAGGGTGGAAAGCTCCGCGTCGATCTGGTCGATCTCTTTCTGGATGGATGCCTTGATTGCAGCGTAATCCTCAAGGGAGTCGATGCCGTTCATGTAGGCATCGCGCGAACGCGCGAGGCGCGACAACATGCGGTCACGCTTGCGGCGGAGCTGGCCGGCGCGCGTGTCCTGCGGCTTGGGTACGTCGATGATCTGGTAGGAGATTTCAGAAGAAAACGAAAAATCGTGACGCAACTGCTGGATAAAGGATTCCTCAATCAGCTCCACGGCAATGTGCTGCGAGGTCTTACACGAACCACGCGCATAATTGTTGCACTTCAAAAAATGCGGCTGGGACCAGATAAGGGTCGCACCGCAGGATGCACACCGGACGATGCCGCAGAGCCAGTGCTTGCGGTCGGAGGATGGACGGCCATGGTATGCCCATTGGGATTTCAACTGCTCGACGCGGAGCTGGGCGGCCTCCCATGTCTCTTCGTCGATCAGAGGCTCGTGAGCGCCTTTGGCACAGATGATATTTTCGTTATGGAAGTCCCGGCGGGTACGCCCGGCCGGATTCCAGCGAAGCTTTCCGATGTAAACGGGATTGCGGATGATGTATTCCACTGTGCGGTTTTCAAAGCGGCTCCCGCGATGCGTTTTGATGCCTCTGGAATTCAGGTCCTGCGCGATGGGGTAAAAGCCCTCGCCGGAAAGAAAACGATGGAAGATCTCTTTGATGAGTTCCGATTCCTCGGGGACGGGAACAAGCACACCGTTTTCGACCTTGTAGCCGAAGGAAGCGTTGGATTGCAGGACGCCGTTCTTCGCGTTGACGGTCATGGAGCGCTTGACCTCTTCCGAAAGGCGGACGGAATAGAATTCGTCCATCCACTCGATGATGCGCTCGATCAGACTTCCAAAGGGGCCGGCAATCAGCGGCTCGGAGACGGAAATCACGTCAACGTTGCATTTCGAGCGGAGAATGGATTTGTAGAAAATGGACTCTTCCTGATTCCGGGCAAATCGGGAATATTTCCAGACGATGATGACGCTGAAGGGATGCACGGGGTCCTTTGCGGCGGCGATCATGCGCTGAAAGCCGGGACGTTTATTTGCCGCACGGCCGGAAATACCATCGTCGTGGAAAATGAATTCGCTGGGGAGAAGCATATTGTTTTTCGCGGCGTATTCCTTCACCTTTTCAAGCTGAGACTCCGGGGAAAGGTCGGTCTGATCCTCTGTGGAAACGCGGATATAGGCAGCCGCGACGGTCAAATCAGTGTTTGCCATGCGTTTGCACCTCCGAAAGCTTCTGGATGGCTTCGTCGCGTTCACGCATGACACGCAGGAACTCCTGCTTCAGGGCATAGAAGGTATCGGCGCAGACTCCGAGACGAGGTGCAAGACGAATGTTCTCGTCCAGACTGTCCAGAACGGCTTTATCACGTTCGCTGTAATTGCTCAAAGAAAAGACCTCCAAGAAAAAATATGTAACGGAGTTAAAGAAAAAATCATTTTTTACGAAGGAGCCGGAAAAGAAACCCACAGATAGACAGGAATGACGCGGCAACCAGTCCGATCGCAATCCATGCAAGAATACTGACGTTCCCGTTCCGAATAAGGCCGTCGGTTGGAACGCTGGAATCCCAAATGATATAGAAAAGAAGCGTAAACACAAGGACTGCGCAAAGGCCGACAAGCAAGAAAACGGTATATCTGAGTCCTTTATTCTGAGACCGGAGCATCTCGGTCGTCTCTTTCTGATGCTCGGTATCACAAATAGCCACGTTCAGAGCGCCCTTGATTTCAGAGAGCCGCGTTTCCTTTTCATGGTTTTGCAGTTCCAGGCCGTGAAGCTTCTCAGCAATCTCCGGTGCGCATTCGGAAGAAGCGGATAGGCCGAATAAATCGTCGATAGACAGGTCAAGCGATTTGCAGATGGCTACGGCGTAATACAGCTTCGGGTCGGTCTGGGAGCCGTCACAGAGACGGTCAACAGCGGACTTAGAAACGCCGGAAAGCGCGATCAGGTCATTGTTCGTATAGCCCTTCGCGGCCTTGGCACGCTTGATGCTGGGCTGAAATTCCGCGATATATGGGGCTAACTCCTGAATTGCACTCATTGGGTATGACCTCCATCGTATGATTTCACGATTTTCACGGTTTTCACAGAAGATAGGTGTGAAAATCGCAATAGATGCGATAAAAACGCAAAACTGCATCTGTACGGATCTCTGCGCTTCTGCTACGATGTAGGTGTAGCAGATCGGTGGACAAATGAGGCGGTCTGCTGTAAGGCTCCGCCGCATGTGCCAGAGGCGGCGGAGCTGACGGAGTACCATAGCACAAAATGAGTCCGATAAACGGGATGATTCTGAATTTGTGCTATAGAAAAATGAACTGGAAATTTGTGCAATATGAGCGATTGCATTTTTGAAACGTCCGTTCTAAAATATAAACATGGGATAGATGTCTGGAAACGAATGAAACAGGAAAGGATGCATGGTACGATGAAGTCTGGAAAGGAAAAAGCAGCGGACATGAACGAAGATCTTATAGAGGTGCTGATGGAAGTAAAGGATAGAGAGCGGTTTATTCGGTTTCTGAATTTTTGTGTTCTGCGTCTGAATAGAGACGAGCCAGTTCGAGCAATTTGGAACGAGTGGATGCGGAAAGCTGGCTGAAAATATGAACCATTTCCATAACCTCGGCGTCGTTACTGACGTCGGGGTTATTTTTTTTCTCTGGGGCGCGTACATCGGAGTTCCCAAGAATCCAGTCGGCGGAAACGCCATAGAATTCCGCGATTTGCGGAATGTACTTCATAAAGGACTTGGAACGTCCAGACTTCCATTCGGTAATGAGGTTTTTGGACTCAATATTGAGTGCGCGGCGGAATGCCTGACCGTTTCCATGCTCTGACCCGATCAGCGAAAAGATCTTGTCGCGGATCTCGTCGGCCCGGTCATTGCTGCTGTCTGTGATCTCGGAAAACGTGTTTGCTGTTTTTGACATAAATATACCTCCAATTTTGTGCAAGCGTCCAAAATCACATAAAACGTGTGATATGTATTGAAATCACATGAAATATGTGATATAGTACACCCGTAAAGAGAAATTGACATGAAAGGCAGAAAAACAGAGCCTTTATGGGATTGCAGCCCAGAAAGGAATTTCTTGTTTCATGTGATTTGACACAAACATGATAATTTTTTTGCTTTCGTTTGTCAAGACACCTTTACAGAAAAATCATGAATTTTATGTGAATTCAATTTGGGGGTGTAAGTATTTACGAGCTTTTTAAGGCGGAAATCGTGAAGCAGAAGCGGATACGGAAACTGACGAACGAGGACTTGGGAAAACTGACCGGCTATAAAAGGCAGACGATTGACGCTTTTATGGCCGGTGCGCGTGATTCCGAAAATGTGGCGAAGGCCATTGCAAAGGTCCTTAAAATCGAGCTGTGAGGTGGGAACACATGGAAAACTGGGCATCTGTGCTTCTGCAAGTCGGCATGGGCTATCAGCAGATCAAGAATCTTTTAGCACAGACCCGGCGCAAGGAGGAATTATGCCGTACTTGAAGGGAAAACAGTCGGTTTTGATCCGGAAGCACTTTGAGGACCGCGAAAGCTGGCTGGAAGGGCGGCAAGAGTTGGGAATCGGAGGTTCAGACGCGGCGGCGGTATGCGGGCTTTCTCCGTGGACATCACCTGTAGAACTATGGAAGATCAAGACCGGGCAGAAAAAGGCCAAAGATCTTTCGGCCAACGCGGCGGTGGAACGCGGCGTTCGGATGGAGCCGGCGCTCCGGGAACTGTATGCGGCGATGAATCCGCAGATGGAAGTGAAGCATTATCCGTATGACATTCTGTCACAGCTCGAACGTCCGTGGCTCACGGCGACGCTCGACGGAGAACTGACCGATGAGAACGGGCGGCAGGGAATCTTGGAAATCAAGACCGGCCAGCTCATGAAAAAGGCCGACTATGACAAGTGGGCGGACGGGAATGTGCCGGTCTACTATCTGACACAAACCTGCTGGCAGCTGCTGGCTACCGGTTGGGATTTCGTGGATCTGTTCGCGGCGCTTCAGGATATACGCGGAGACTGGTCGATCAGGACAAGACGTATCGAACGCTCCAATCATGAGGAGGACCTTGCGTGGCTGCTGGATAAGGCAGAAACGTTTTGGGGCTATGTGCAGAAGCGGCAGATGCCGCCGATGACACTGAGTTTATGAAAAATGGGAGGACAAAAATGATCGTAGAAGTGAAATTTTTCCGTAAAAGTGCGATGGCTTACGTCGGACGGGGGTACAGCTATGACACGGAAATGCCGCTGAAGGTCGGCGACCGTGTGATCGTTCCGGCGGGAGGCGGAAAAAATCGGGCAATCGTTACGGCGGTGAATGTGCCGGAAGAAAACATCCATCCGGATTATTTCCCGCTGAAAAAGATCGAGGAGTATGACGTGCCGGAGGTGGATGGCTGATGGAAACCACCGAGATCCGGATGATAACCGACCTCGACAAGGCCATTCCACAGAGTCTGGACTTCAACTTTGAGGAAGTCAAGGCGTGGCTTGCGGAAAATCTGGCGGCGTACAAGTCGATGGTGGTCACGGAGGATGCCATCGGCGCGTCAAAGGCCGACAAGGCGAAGATCGCCAAGATCAGCAAGGCGATATCCGAGCAGCGCATCGCCATCAAGAAACGCTATCTGGAGCCGTACAACGTCTTTGAGGCGCAGATGAAGGAGCTTTCCGGAATGTGTGACGAGGCGGCAAAGAACATCGACGTGCAGGTCAAGGCGTTCGATGAAAAGCGGAAGGCCGAGAAACGCGAGACGCTGAGAGGCTATTTTTCTTCCGTCAACACACAGGCGTGGCTTTCGTTTGAGCGGATCGAAAATCCGCGCTGGATGAATGTGACCTATGACATGGAAACGGCCAAGGCAGACATTCAGGCGGCTGTGACGGCCATCGGCGAGAACGTCACGGCGATCACAGAGTCCAGCGGCGAGTTCGAAAACGAAATGCTTCTGGAATACCAGAAAACGCTGGACCTCGGAGCGGCCATGCGTCGCGGCAGCGAACTGAAACGCATGAAGCAGGAACAGGAAGCCAGAAGGGCTGCGCAGGAGGCCGCTGAACGCGCGAGACGGGAAGCGCAGGAAAAGGCGGAACGGGAACGTGCGGAGCGCATCGCGCAGAAGAGAGCAGAAGAAGAGGCGGCAGAGCGTGCGGAAAAGCTCCTGAACGTGGAAAATGCTCCGGAGCCGTTGCGCGTGGAAGAACCGCAGGAAACTGAACAGGTGCTGGATTTCCGGTGCTATGTGACGAGAGCACAGATGATCGCACTGCGGGATTGGCTGAACGCCAACGGGATTCGCTTCTGCCGCGTGCCGAAATTTGGAGATTGAAAAGGGAGGAACTGAACGATGAATGCAGCAAACAGACTGACGCCAAGTGCACCGAAGCAGACGTTCTCAAGCGCCATCACGTCGAACGCAATGCAGGGCTTGATCCAGAAGTCTTTGAAGGATTCCAAGGCGGTGGCGAGATTCACGTCTACGATGATCTCCGCCGTAAACGCGTCCGATCAGCTGAAAGCCTGCGATCCGGGGAGCGTCGTGGCGGCGGCGCTTCGCGGCGAGGGCATGGGGCTGAATCTCGGAATGGGCTATTACCTCGTTCCGTATGGACAGACGTGTACGTTCGTCATTGGCTACAAGGGCCTCATTGCGCTGGCGCTTGCGACCGGTCGGTATGAAGATATCGACTGCATGGATATTCGCGAGGGCGAGTATCAGGGCAGAGACCCCCGTACCGGAAAGCCGAAGTTCGATTTTAACGTCTACGAAATGGACGAGGACCGAGAGAAAGCGCAGATCATCGGATACTACGCCTATTTCCAGCTCAAGGACGGTATGTTCCGGTCGGAATTCTGGTCGATGAACAAACTGATCTTCCACGCGGAAAAATACGCGCAGGCGTTTGACCGCGAGAAATATGAAAGGTTCATTTCCGGCGAAATGACGGCGGAAGAGGAAGCGAAGATGCGGAAGTCCACGCCGTGGTATGACGTGGGATACGGTCAGGACCGGATGTGCAGAAAAACGGTGCTTCGGAGTCTCCTGAATTCCGGCTATGCGCCGCTTTCCAACGAGGTTCGGTATGTGCTCGACAACGACTCCGAGTCAGGAATCATTCCGGACATGCCAATCATCAACGTGGACAAGGCTACCGGAGAGGTGAATGGCGCAACGGAGAACACTCCGGCCATCGAGGCGGTGCAGGAAGAAGAATTCTTTGAAGCTGCGGCGGTGGAAGAGGAACTGACGCGCCGGAAAGATGCCAAGCCGGAAAAAGTTCAGGAAGCAGTGAAAAATCAGCAGAGAACTGCAGCTGCGAGCAAAGCCAGGAGAATCGACACGGAAACCATGGGTGACGGCTTTTTCGGCGGTGGTGAAGGATGAGGCCGATCAACAGCGCAATCATTACAGACCAAAAGGACCCGAAAAGAAAGACCTGCGAAACCATGGTGATCTGGGGAAAGGTCACGCGGGACGCAAAGGTCGAGTACACAAAAGGCTCCGACACGCGGCCTCCGATGCCAAAGGTCACATTCGGCGTGGCATACGAGGACAAGCGCTTCATGAACATCATTTCCGTCGGAGAAAGCCCGCAGACGAACATCGCACAGCGCGTAAGAAAGGGCGATCACGTTCTGATCGCCGGTAAATGGTCCAGCAAGGACTATCAGAACAGCGCGGGCGAGAACAAGACATGGACAGAGCTTCGGATCGAGCAGATCGCCATTCAGAGCGACAGCTATCGGGAGGAAATGGTGGACTGCCTCTGGACGGCGTTTGCAAACGCGATGTCGAAGGGCTATATCCACGACCGGAGCGAATTCATGCGGGCCTTTAACACGGGATTTGTGGATGCGTTCTGGGAGCTTTGCCAGAACATGCAGGGTGAAGAACCGCAGGAGAACGGAGAAGGGGATGCAGAAGCTGGCGATGATTATGAACTGACGATTTGAGGGCTGTTTTATGGGAAAAGGAATCAGTCTATCTGATCTGCCAGAACCCTACAGACGTCAGGCGGAACAAAAGCTCATACAGGAAATGCAGCGACGGGCAGCTTTGAAACCGAAAACTGAAACTGCAAACCCGGAAAATCCTAGAAAAAAGGAAAAGCCCGTCAAACCGCCAAAACTGCGAAACCAGAAGGTCACTCGCGGAGGCAAGACCTTTGACAGCAAGCGGGAGGCGGACCGTTACGACGAGCTTGTGCTTCTGGAAAAGCAGGGAATTATTCAAAATCTGGAATGGCAGAAAGAATACCTCCTGATTCCGGAACAGTACAAAACCGTCGAGCAGTACGGGAAACGCGGAACGAGAATCAAAGACAAGCGCATTCTTCTCGAACGGCAGGTGACATATGTTGCCGATTTCGTTTACGAAAAGGATGGAGAGACAGTCGTGGAAGACTCGAAGGGCTACAGGAATCCATCTTCGGCACCTTATGCAAAGTTCGTGTTGAAACGGAAACTGATGCTCTGGATACATGGAATTAGAATTGTTGAAGTTTGAATTGGAGGCAGAAACCGATGGAATTTTTGCGAGAAGACGTGCTGAGATTGGCCGTCGCACCATGGAATAGCATCTACAGAGATGACCAGCCGGTGCGGGTTTCACAGGAGACGCAGGAGGAAATCAATTTCTGCCTCCAACGCTGCCCATATGCAGATACGGAGTGCTGCAACTGTCTGGGCGGCGGTACGCACGAAAAGAAAGGCCGTCCGAGTGTCGAAGAAAAGATCGACGTGGAGCGGCTGAAGGAAATGCTCCGGCTGAAGGTGCCGCAGAAAAAGATCTGCGAGGAGCTTCGGATCAGCCGGTCGTCGATATACAACTACAAAAAGAAAATGGGGGTGGTTTAGGGTGAGACATTATGGCGATATTTGCAAAATCAACGGCGCGGAAATCGAACCGGTTGACTGCATAATCGGTGGTTCACCTTGTTAGACAGGATTTGTCTATTGCCGGAAAACGCGCGGGCCTTGCCGGTGCGCGGTCTGGCCTTTTCATGGAACAAATCAGAATTATCAGGGAGATGCGAGAACATGACAGAAAGACCGGACGGACAGGTGAGTTTGTTCGACCAAGATACATGGTATGGGAAAACGTCGTTGGTGCCCAGAGCAGCCAACAAGGCCGTGACTTTGCGGCCGTCCTCGAAGAAGCAATCCGCGTCGCAGAGCCGGAAGCTCCCGATATTCAAGTGCCTGACAAGGGATGGCCAACTTGGGGGGGATACAGGGACGTGGACGGACGATGGAGCGTGGCTTGGCGCGTGCTCGACGCGCAATGGTGGGGAGTCCCCCAACGCCGCCGTAGAATCGCGCTTGTCGCAGATTTTGGAGGAACGACCGCACACGAAATACTCTTTAACACCAAAGGCGTGTATGGGCATCCTGAGACGGGCAGAGAAGCGGGGGAAAGATCTTCCAGAAGAACTGAAGAAGGCGCTTCTTGCACAGTCCGCATCCGGGGGGGCTGTGACGGAGGCGGAAAAGGAGCTTTAGTCCAGACGGAAAAGAGCGGTACGCTCGGGACAGGAAACGACCAGACGCTTTTTGCCGGATGCCTGACCCCGTATGATACGCAGACAAATCGTGTATACGGCGCGGACGGAATTTTTCCTACGCTTCCAGCGCAGGAAAATAGCGGTCAGAACAGACAAAGCGTTTTCTGTGTACCTATCAACGACAAGGCAACTCGATTCTCTGGCGGTGGTGACAACAGAAAAGACGATGGTGCGGGAAACGGACTCGGAGTGGGACACGACGGAGAACCATCTCCGACGCTCACAGCTGCGGACAGGCATGGCGTGTATTGCGCGGGATTCAAGCTTGGCAATAGCGAACAGGCACGGAGCATCGGGTACTCGGAGGAACTGGCCCCGACGCTCAACGCGGAGTGCGGCGGTAACAAGCCTGCGATTCTTGATATGAGCCATGCAAACGATGTGATTCGTGAGTGTGGGGATGTTGTTCCGACCCTGCAAAGCAGGATGGGCACGGGCGGAAATCAAGTGCCGCTGACATATCAGAAAGTCGCAGGGACACTTTCACCAGGCGCGCATGCAGGAAGCTACAACGGTCAGGACGCATACAATGATATGTTCGTGGTGACGTCAGAGATCGCCCCATCGCTTAGAGCTAGAGCCAACGACCCATTCAGAACCGATATGGCAGCATACGTTGCAAGCGTCGATTGCAGAAATGGGACAGAAAACGGAGATGTAAACGGTACACTTCAAGCAAAAAGCAACGGTGGAACATCGTACAACCTGAATAATGTTTGCAGAGAGCGCGGAATCGTGCGCCGCCTGACGCCGACGGAATGCGAACGGCTGCAAAATTTCCCTGATGGTTGGACAGACATCGGAGCGTGGACAGACGAAAAGGGAAAGCTACACAAGGAATCCTCAGACAGCGCGCGGTATCGAGCACTCGGAAACTCTATCGCGCTGCCGCCTTGGAAATGGGTCCTGAAACGACTTTGCGCACAGTATGAACGTGATGCAACGTTAGGAAGCTTATTCGACGGATTGGGCGGATTCCCTTTGATCTGGATGCAGCTCAACGGCTGGAAAAGTGTCAAGTGGGCAAGCGAAATTGAACCGTTTTGCATCGCGGTCACGAAACGGCATTTTGGGGATGAAAACGGAGCTGGGGATGCGTGGAGGCATCTGTTGGATGTGAAAAAATGACATTAATCAATATCTGAAAATTGGGAGACGTTGATGGAAAAAGAAAAGGTCGTGGAAGCACTTCGATACTGTGCTGAGAACGAAAAGAACGGGTGCGGGGTATGCCGATACAGGCCGTTCGTCCACTGCAAGCAGAGGCTTTTCAATGATACGATTGATTTGATTGAAAAGCTTTCAAATGAAAACGCACGACTGAAAGAATCACTGATGGGAACGCCGACACCGTGCGACGATTGCGTGACGGGGTGGGGAAATCCATATGCAAGAAGCTGCATGGATGAATGCGAACGGCTGAAGGATTTTCTGAAAGAACGGGAGAATGCATGAAAACGGAAATGCATCCGTGCGGAAAGGACAAGAATTACTTTGATGTGCTGATGGAGAAAACCGGCGGGCTTATCAGCTCGACGCACATCGACGAACGCTATGAGGCGTACAATAAACTCTTTTACAGGCAAAGGAGACGTGAAAATGCCTAATGTGACGCAGAACTGCCCGAACTGCGGAGAAAGCATTACGCGGCGGCTCAAGAACGGATACCGGCATATTTTCTGCGGGCCGGAATGCTACCACGCTTACATGAAAAAGCAGGAACAGGCACGGGACTCGGCAAAGCCGGAACGCCTGAAGGCGAGAAAATGGGACGGGATCATGATCCGGATCACAGCGCTGCTGCCGGTATTTGCCGAGTTTCAGCCGGCGGTCGGCGCGGTCTATTCGTCGGAAAAGTATCAGTACCGCAGCGAACGGCCGGGATATGTGGTGACGGTGAACGGGCACAGGGTGAACGTCCGATGGAACGAATGCATGGAGGTATAGCATGACGGAAAAACAGGAGCTGTATTACACGCTTTATATGTCCGGGAAAACGACGGGACAGATCGCGCTGAAATACAACGTGAATCGGTCTACGGTCTCACGGATCATTGCGCGGGCGGAAAAGCATCTGCAAAGGGCTGACCGGCTGAAAATGCAGGTGGAGGCAACGCAGAAGGGGGCGGCGGTATGAGCAGGGCGGTCCTTATCAGCATCCGGCCGGAATGGTGCGAGAAAATTGCTGACGGCGAAAAGACGATTGAGGTACGCAAGACGCGCCCGAAACTGGAAACGCCGTTTAGGGGCTATATCTACCGGACAAAAGGAACCGTTCCCCATATCATCAATGGGAAATGGGTAAAGATAGAAGTTGGTGGAACGGTCATTGGGGAGTTTGTCTGCGACAAGATCTATGAACTTGCACCGCTCAACCGTGCACCAGACGATGTGGAGCAGCAAGCCTGTCTGACGCGGGAAGAGATCGTTCTGTATCTCAAGGGAGTCGGTTACGGCTGGCATATCTCCAACCTGAAAATCTACGATACGCCGAAGGAACTGATAGAATTTCACACTTGGAAAAAATGCAAATCATGCAACAAAAGTGGGTACGAAAGCACAGCCTGTATCTATGATGAAAATTGCATAATTCCAGCGGCGATTACTAAAGCACCACAAAGCTGGCAGTATGTGGAGGAGCTGAAATGACGAACTATGTGAAAGCACCGGCGGACGTGCTGAACGTGAACTGCACCATCTGCTGCCCGAACGGGCATATTCTCGGTGCGTTTGAGGCAGGCGACACGCTCCGGGTCAAGCACAAGGGGAGGCTGCTGACGTTCCGCTCCGGCTATGCAGAGATCGAGGTCGTCTGTGAGCGGTGCGGAAAAACGGTGGAAATGAAATTGCAGGAGCCGAATCTTTATGTGAGGGAGAGACGAAATGAACATTAAAACCGGTGATTATATAGAAAATCTGCGTGGAATTGTCGGCGTAGTCAACACGGTTGGACGACCGGCGGAAAATGAAAACGGCAAGCGATTTGTCTTTGACTGGGATATTTTGTATCCGGAGAAAATGCCCGGAAACAGAGGATTCTTTGAAGGCGACGAATCTGCGCTTTGGAAGCAGTTCAAGCGCGTTGGCACGTATGAAAATCCGTTTCTCAAAGAGCGCATGGGGAAAAAGCCTATTGAGCCGTTTGAACTTATGAAAAAAGACAAGGTCAACGGATATGAGGTGACATGCAATACGGACGGTACAAAGACCATCAAACGTGGCGTGATGGGGATTCTGGTTCAGGACATTCCGGATAACGCGACGATTGCGCTCAAAATCAATGAGATCATCAATTATCTGAACACGGAGAGACGGTAAATGGTGACAATATACGGGTACAGCGATGATCTGGTCGTGGTCGAGCACAGCGAACACGGAGACCATGAGATCGACTGCTATGACAAAGAGGTTCGCTTCCGGTTTACGGATGGAACGGTCATCCTCATCGGATACGGAAAGGAAAATCTCGGCATATGGTACATCGAAAGAGAGAACGTCGGGACAGCGGAGCAGACGCTTTTGATCTGCGAGGATGAAGAGGCCGACCCGTACAGCGACGTTTTCAGCAAAGTATGGACAAATATGTGAATGCGACGAAGCTCATTGAGAAAATCGACGGAGAACTTGATCTATTTCGGAAGGAAGATGGAACTCTACCGGAGCCGGAAGGGAGACCGCATAGCTGAGATGGAAAATCTGAAACGTTTTTCACTCGAAAAAATTAAACTATATGATAAGGTCATGCACGAGAAATACGGAGAGGGGTTTGTGGGCGCGATCAACAAACCAAACCAAAGTTTTTCGATGTTGTTTGACATAGGTTACGACACGATTTGGATGACGGTGACATATAATCACGGCTGGTTTTTGGAGAGAGCGGGCATACAAAGCATCGGAGATTTCAGCTTGAAGACGGAAGATACGATCGGATCGTTTGACTGGGAAAAGGTAAAAAAATTTATGATTGTCCACCACAAGATGTATGGCTATGGAGTGGTCGTAGAAAGCGGCTTACTTCCAATCTGCGGTTTTTTCGCACAAATCAACTTTGAGCACGGTCCGCTTGCGAGATTTTCTGGTGAAGAATACCGAGAGTTCACGAAAATCGGTCCGTGGGGCGAGGAGGACTTGAAATGACCATTGAAGAAGCCCTGATGTGGATGGCGAAACGGGCTGACGACCGCGCGGAACGTGGGGTTTTGGGGAAGTATAACAAATGAGAGAATATGAAGCTAAGACCATTTTTGTATGCAACACAATCACAGGCTCCGTATGTGAGGAGCAGTGGGGCGTTGACATCGACGAGAAGTGCATCAAGAATATTTTGGAACGCGTTAAAGCGCGTGGAGAGGAATATGCTGTGTTTATGCTTCCGGGCGTTGTAAAACATGGTGACATTGTGAGATATGCCAATGCTGTTGCAGATTTGAGACGACTTCAAGATCCTAGAATCCAAGAAATTGTGTATAGAACGCAAAAAGCGATTGAAATCCTGACGGACGGGATGGAGAAACCGTATGGCGAAGCATGACCAGAGGTGGCGTGATGCCAGATGGAAGCAAAAGAAACGCCAGAGGGACGCTGAAAGCAAGCGACGGGAATGGGAACTGTCAGAATTTGCACGGCAGGCGGACGAAGCGCTTGAGCATATGCGGCAATTCCCCGATTGGGCGGAGCCGCTGATAGAAAGAATTGATTTTTTGAAGGAAATCGGGCCGGGAGTCAACTTCGCGGAGATACTGGAAGGAACCAAGTACAGATTCGTTTCGCAGAAGTACAACGGCGATGGAACATATGACGTTTCCTTCGAGGTGGACGTACTGAGCAACGACGGCAAGCATGAAAAGCTTGGCGTGCTGCATGGGACGGCGCTTCGCGTCACATGCTTTGCGGGCGTACTGAACGTACATGGAGGTGTGGACATTCGGGAGTAAAAAAAGGCCAAAATCGGAAGAATTAAACGGACTGCACAATTTATTCTTGCTTTTTGCGGGAAAGTGTGGTATAATTAGGTAAAAGAATATAGAAATGACGTGCCGCTTCGGGACTGTTTCCATGATTGGAGACGAACGAAGCGGCTTTTTTTGTTGGACGGGAGGAAGCATGAGCGAGTTGGTCAGTGAGCTGGAACAGCAGGAATATTTCGCGCAGCTTGCCAGAAAAACCTCCGAAAGCCTTGCGATTTTTTACTGCTGCATCAAATACGATGTTCCGTTCGCGCGCGACTGCGTGCCGCGCGACGACGGGCGCGACAGGTGGCTTTCGTACCTCGACAATCTGCACATCAAAAAGCTCGATGTGAACAAGTCCGGAGAACCCTATGGCTTTCTGGACGGGCTGACGGACATCACAAAGATCTTCGGAGAGGGGCTGAAGGATGGCGAGTTCACCAAGGCCGTTTCCGCAGAGAGAAACGCCCAGACGGCAAAGGCCGGAACGGTAAGGCAGCGGAAGGACTGGGGAAACGATTATTCCAGCGAGGATTACGCAGAATTCGACAGAATTTATGAAGTCCTCGTTTCGGATTTTGGCGGAGAGGATGCGGTCAGCGCAAAGCAGCAGCTGATCCTTCGCAATGTGGCGCGCTGGATGAAGCAGATGAACAACATGACGGCGGCCGGAAAATTCGATGCGGCAAAGAAACTGTCCGCCATGATACAGGAAAACCTTGCAAGCGAAAATCTGCGCAAGAAGGACGTTCGGCCGGCGGACGTGATACGGCTGGACGAGATCACGGACAGACTGGAAAAGGCCGGACTGCTGAAAAACGGAAAGCAGTGCAGCCCGGACGAGATGTTTGAATATTTCTTTGGCCGAAAGCCGAGATATCCCTATACGGCGGACGCAGTTGACCAGATGATTCTAATCAATGAGAATCGGATGCGCCAGAACGACGGAATGCCGGAGCTTTCCACGCTGCCGGACGAGATGCGCATTCACGACGAACTGGGAGAATTCGCTTCGGAGCCGAACGAGGACGAAAAAGAGGCTTACGACAAATTGGGCCTCATCAGAATGCCGCCGCTGAAAGACGGCGCGAAGAAATAGGACGGTGATGAAAGTTGGCGAGACGATACGGAAAAGTGTGGTCTGCCGGCTAGTTGAATAGGGTGTCGGATGGATTCAGAAGCGCGAGGTCGAGCAGCGGGATTACACCTCGTTTGAATCAGAATGGTGGGCGTTTTTGATCTGGGTGATCCGCTGGTATCCCGACAAGGGCTGCGACCTGTTTCGGGATGAGTTTGCGGACTACGCAAACGAAGAAATCATGCAGCGGCTGATGATGCGTGCCTACGCGAGAAACGCGGATGTGGCATTCACGGGAACGCGCGGCATCACGAAAACGAGCACAAAATTCAAGTATGCCATGCTGAACGGATTGGTTTGGCCGGGGACGCAAAGCGCCTATTACGGTCCAAGCTACAAGCAGATGGCGCTGATTGGAAGCAAGCAGTTCAAGCAGATCGCGCACGATTATCCGGCATTGGCAAAGGGATGGCGCGTGACGGCTGAGAGCAAGGACGATTTCAAGATAGAAACGGACCTTGGAAGTGCATTTTATATTTCTGCCTTCCGTGGAGATAACATCCACGACGTGACGGCGGAGGAATTTGCACAGGAAGAAAATCCTCCGTTTGATTTTACCGAGTATTCGACGATCGTTCTTCCGGCGGTCCGTCTGCGGCACAACGTAGATGGAAAGCCAGATGAAAATTTCGTTGCATATAAAAACCACTCCATTACGAGCGCGGGAAGAAAACAGCATCCGTCCTTTCCCGTCCGATGCGACACATTGAAGGAAATGTATCGCGGGGAAAGCGCGTTTGCATACGACATGAGCTGGGAATGCGTAGTTTTGCAGCAGATGCGGCCATATTCGTGGGCGCAGAAGCTGAAATCGAAGCTGACACCGGAGCGCTGGATGCGCGAGATGGAAAGCCGGTACACCGGCGCGGACGAATATCCGATCATTGCGGATGAAAGCCTTTCGGAGAGCTGCTGTCTGCTTTCGATGGAACGGCAGCACTGCTGCAAATATCCGGGGTGCAAAACGGAACCGCAGGATGTGACCTACATCGTATGCTATGACGTTTCCTATGAGGACGCGAAAAAGAACGCGAAATGCGCCGTCGGCGTATGGAAGCTCACGAAGCAGACGGATTTCCTGAAACGGGATCGGTTCTTGAAGCAGCTGGTATGGCTGGACGATTGGCCGCCTCCGGATAACGCCATGAAGCAAGCCAGAAAGCTGAAGGACGTGTGGTATCGGTTCTGCTTTGACGGCGGAAACACGACCTACATTGCGATAGACGGATGGCAGTACGGCAAGGCGGTCATTGAGGACCTCATGAAGGATCTCGGAGATGGGCTTCCGCCGCTCTGCATCCTCGACCACACGGAATATACGGCGCTGGAGCTGGACGGGGCGCTGCCGGTCATTTATCCCATCAAGGCGGGCGGAAGCGGCGTGACAGACCCGGATGTGGAAATGATCCGGTATGCGCAGACGCAGTTTGACAACCACAATGTACAGCTGCTGACGATGAACACGCGCGAGGGCGTGGAGGCGTACAAGCGGCTTCACAAGATCAAGGACGACGATCTGGATTATCAGATCGCGAGGCCATATCAGAAAACGCGGGAGCTTTCGGGCCAGATTCAGAACCTGAAAGCCGTGCCGTCGGGCGCGGGCTTCAGCGAAAAGCGTATTTCACGGGCGATCCAGCGAGACAGCTGGTCGGCTATCAAATACGGACTGCGGCTGGCGCAGAAACTGGAAAAAGAGCTGGCTTTGAGTGAGATCCGGAAGAAAAGCGATTGGGACGAAATGCTCAAGAGGTATCAGGGACGCGAAAGCGTCCGGAACGCAGGCCCTGCGCAGGGTGCGGGGCGCCTTGTGACGCAGAGACGCGGAGGAAGGATTTTTTGAGATGACAGAAGATCAGACGAAGGTATACCGGCTATATGCGCTGCGCGTGACGCAGGAGTCCGTGGAAACGGCGATGCGCGAACGGTTCAGCAGGATCGCGCCGGGATACATCCTGATCTATACGGCGGGTGCTCGGCCAGAGGGCGGCATGGAGATCGACGGAGAAAACGTGAAGCGGCTGACGAAGGCAGACGAAGACTGGATCATGAGCTGCGCGACGGCGCTTCTGCGGGAACGGCTGGAAAAGGAAAAGCCGAAAACAATGGAGAATCTGAGCCGGATGATCGACGAGCTGTCAAGCGCGCTGGCAGAAGAACGCAGAAAACAGGCCGGAACGGCGGAGGATGCGGAAAATGGCGATAGAGACAAGCGAACTGAATAAGCTCCAATACGCCGCGTTCCCGCAGATCTTTGAAAAGCTCCGGACGATGGCGGCAGAAAATCAGGGGATGCCGATGAGCGCGATCTCGACGGCATTTGCCGGGATCAATGCCGGACGCTACGGGATGGCGAATCCCTACATTCAAAATCGCCGCGTCAAGCAGATATCCTCGCTGCCGGTCAATTTCACGAAAGACAAGGTCGGCGAGATGCTCACGGCTCCGTATGACAGCGAGCAGCCGCTCCGGCAGGTATCGCACATTCTGGAATACACGGCATATCCACTGTTTCACATCCGGAAAACGTACCAGAATCTGCTGACCTATCACAGCTATGTGATGCCGCGAATGGTATCCGGAGAGGATACGAAAAAGGACGATTTCCTGCGGGAATGGAAGCTGACGGAAAAGCTCCGGGAGGAATTCAAGCCCAAGGAAAACGCGCACCAGATCGTCGGGCAGGTTGGGGTAGAGGGCAAGGTTTTCTACTACCCGCGCTACAGCGTGGACAAGAGCCACAACAAGGTAAACTACGCATTCATGCAGCAGCTGCCCAGCGACTGGACGAAGATCACGGGATATAATAACGTTTCCAAATATACGGTCGCCTTCAACATGATGTACTTCCTGCAGCCGGGATGCGTGCCGGAACAGTTCGGAGAGCTGTTTCTGCCGTATCTGTACGACTTTGGAAGCGTGGTGCAGAAGCCGGAAGGAACGGGAACCAGCGTTGTTTTTGCGCAGAAAACGCGCATTGACATGCAAAAATTCCAGCGGATTCAGGCGATGGGCGATATGCCGGGGACACCGGACGTCTATTATCAGAACGGACGATGGTATTACTGGGTCTATCTGCCGGTCGATTCGGTCTTCCCGTTTGAAGCGGACGATGTGAGCCGGACGGCAATCTCGCCGTTTGCGGGACTCTTCCTGAACATGATCCAGCTGGCGCAGATGGAACAGATCCAGCTGGAATTGATCCAGAATCCGCTTGTGAGCCTCCTGCACGGAGAAATTCCCTATCGGGACGACAAAGCAGCGTCATCTGAGGATCAATACAAGCTCAGTAACGCCGGACGGCTTCTGTTTGAAGCAATCTGGTACGACATGCTGCAGGCCAACAATACAAGCGGCATCGGTCTGTATCTGGCTCCGGCGGAAAACATGAAGTTGGAGAGTCTTTCGGAGGCTCCGTCGGCCATGGACATTGTGAAGCAGGGCTACAGCGACACGATGAGTCAGGCGGGTATGGGCGCGATCATTCCACTGGGAGACGATCCGAAGGCAGGAACGGCGCAGATCTCGCTTCAGATCGAAAGCAAGTTCATGCAGACGGTCTACCGCGATTTTGAGCGGATGATGAACGCCATCCTCAAAAAGCTCAACCTCAAATACGACTGGAAATTTGTCATGTTCGGGGACGTTGCAGAGGATGAAAAAAACCTCGAACGGTGCATGAAAGGGATGGAGCACGGAATTCTGCCGGACACCATTCTTTATAACGCGCTGCTCGACCGGTCGATGCTGGACGATCTGTGCTTGTCGGATGCGGTATACAACAGCGGAATTCTGGACAAGCGGATTCCGCTTGTGACGAGCTACAACATGGGAAGCAATTCCAAAAGCAAAGCCATTACAGAGGAAAAGAGTCCAGGACGGCCCAAGGGCGACGGAAGCGTGACGGCGGACGGAAGCGAGACGATGATCGACCAGTACGGAGGTACGAATGATTGAATTTCTGACGGAAAAAGATCTTCCGGCGATCAACAAGGCGCTGAACGACTGGAAAAACGTTGAGATTCAGCGGACGAAAGATCTGATCCGCGTGGTGGAGATCAGCGCGAGGGTGATCGAGAAGAAGGAAATCGCGCGGAGCTGAAAAAGAAAATAGAGTGCTTGCGGTAGGATAGTACCGCAAAGGGGCTGGATAGAGCCAACGACACGGAAACGTGCCGTTGGCTCTTTTTGTTTTTTGCGGAAGGGAGAAGAGAACATGGCTCGGCTAAAAGAACGGTTTGATTTTGAAAACGGCGCACTTGCAGCCGTGCGCGATGCAGCGCGGGATGTGACAGGCGCCTATCAGGATGCGGCAAGAGGGCTGGACACACTCAAGGAGCTGGTATTGATCGAGCTGGGGATGCCGAAAACGGCGGACGTTCTGCACAGGCTGGCACATTTGCAGCCGCAGCGCTTTGACGGGGTGGGTGATCTGCTCCACCAGAGGCACATCCTACAGATTTACCCGGCGACCGCAGAATACGCGGACCGGCCGGAAAACCTCGACGAGGTATTTGAAGCGGCCATTGAAATGCTGCAGAGGATCGAAGATGCGCTTCGGAAATGCGTGGAGGTTTGCGACGGAAACGGGATGTATCCGCTCGGACGCGGGTTTGAAAATTTGCAGATGGAGAACAGCCGGAGCTACGAAAAGCTCCTGTATGCGTGGCAGATGTATTCCGAGCACGAAATGAGCGCGACCAGCTTCGAGGGATGGATCGAGGGACTTTACAGACAGGACGGTGAGTGAAAATGCCGCTGACAAAAAACACCAACGCGCTTGCGACGGGACAGCTTCGCGTACTGCAAAGGCTGAATCCCTACGAATTCGGCGTGGAGCTGTGGCTGATGCGCGAGGGCGTGAATCGGAACAAATGGGATTATCGGAATCTGGAAAAGTTCTACAAGACGTTTGTGGGACAGCCGATTTTGATCGCCTACGTTCTGGGAAAGGTCGGAGACGGACACAACAGCCAGCTCCGGACGGACCCGAGAACGGGCGAAAAATACTATTCCTACATGGATGGGACGGCGGAACGCATTGTCGGAACGCTGTCGGATGATGAACGTGATTTTTCCCTCAAGAAGAGGGATGGTCAGACCTGGATCGTGGCAAGGGGAAAGCTTTTCGCTTTCTACGCAAAGGAGGCCGTGGATGAGATCGTGCGAACAGGGCGCATGGACGTATCCGTGGAAACTCTGATCGAGGAAAACCGCATGGACGGAGACATTGAGATTGAGGAGGTCTGGCGGGGACTTGGCGTCACGATTCTGGGTGCGGGCGTTGCTCCGGCGATTCCGGGGGCCAACATCGCTCGGCTTGCCGCGCTGGGAGAAGAGTTTAAGACATTGAAGCTCAAGGCGGCATCTTTACAGAAGGCCCCGGACGGAGAAAACGGACCCGAAAACGGGAATTTACAACACGAAGGAGTGAAAACATTGAAACCTTACAGCAAGAGACAGCTCAAGGAGCTTTCCGCGCGCTTCGACGGTTATAAGGTTCTGGCGGCAGGTGAAAAGGACGGAAAGGTCTATGTCTGCCTGATGACGAAGGACGGCGCGTATAAGTCCTACATTCTGGAAAACGCCGCCGAGACCATCGTGCCGGAACGCTTCCAGACGCTTTCCATCAATGCAGTCGCGCAGTTTGGCGAAGATCAGCTGACAACGGACGCGGCGGATTTTGTGGATGTGATCTGCGGAGAAACGAACACCAAACTGAACGCGGCGGAGAAAAACGTGGAAGCGCTGACTCAGCAGCTGCACAGCGCGAACGCGCAGGTAGCGGCAATGCAGGAGTTTGAAAGCAAGCGCCGTCTGAACGCCGCGAAGGCGAAGGCGGAAGAAACGCTGCGGAGGTTCAACCTCAACCGGGAGCAGAAGGTCGCGGATAGCGAAATTTCCGGCATTCTGACCGACATTGAGGCGGGACTTTACACCAACAGCTGCGACAAAGACAAGAACTGGACCGGCGAGGCAGAGGTCGCAAAGGCCGTTTATGCCGTATGCGGAGAGGCCGTCGAGAAGATGGATGCCGAAGCCGCCGCGAAGAAGAAAACCACCTATGTATGGGACAAGCTCGGAAAGAACAGCGAAAAGGACGACGGCTCCATTGCCGGCCTGCTGGACAAGTGGGGCGTCGAAGCCGCTTCCGAGGAATAAGAGAGGAGTGAAAAAGAATGTTTACTGCAAAAACCGCATTTGAGCCGCGCGTGACGAACGATTTCCGCGATGACCTCATCAATGTGACCGGCAGATACCAGGCGTCCAGCGCGGACGCGGACTGCGACGCGGGCCGTCTGGTCGTGCGCACCACGCAGCTGCCGTGCGCAGGCTTCCCGAACATCAAGAATGAAAACGCATGGATCATGGTGGACGCCACTTCCACCACGAAGGCAGGCGATGTCGTTTATGCCGCAAATACCTACGAAGTCCCGCTGCTTGCGGGCAAAAACGGCCAGCGCTATGCCGTCGGCACGGAGACGCTCGGCCTCGGCATTCCGGCAGGCCGCGACGGCACGTTCACGAAGATCGTTTTCGACGGCGATCACGCATACCGCTTCGGTATCGGCAATGTGAATGCCGCCGTTGGAACCAACACGTTCCTGACCATCGACGCCGGTCAGCTCAAGCCCGCCGCTGCCGCTCCGACCGCGAACGGCGCACTGTACTTCAAGGTGCTTCCGCAGACCGGAAAATTCACCGAGGGTACGACGGAGAGCTTTGACTACATCGACGTGCAGGCTTGCCGCGTCTACGCATAAGGAAGGAGTGAGAGAAAATGCCGAAAATCAATCTGAACAGCATCCCTACCGCTGTTTTCCGCGTGAATGCTTCCGGCAATGAAGCAGAACGCGGTGACATCGTTTCCAAGGGCCGTGTGCTTTTCTATGAGCACGCCGCAAACGGCAAATCCGCCATTCTGGCGGCAAACGGTATGCAGACTGCCAACATTCAGCACATGCTGAGTGGCAAGGGCTACAAGGAGCTGAACGAAAAGTTCCAGAGAGAACACCTGATGTATGCCGCGAAGGTCGCCTGCGCACAGACCGGCGAAACGCCTCCGGCAAGCTTTGAGGAACTCAAGCGCAACGGTATGCGCTTCTACGGAAACGCTGCGTTCTACAGAGTGCTTCAGGGCATCTATCAGGAGATCGTCATTCCCATCATTGCCAACGTCTACTCCGAGGCCGTGGATTTCTTCGCGGACACGCTGGAGGTCGGCTTTGGCGAGACGGCTATGATCTCTGTCGGCTCCAATGACATCCCCATTTTCCAGGATTCCAGCTGGGGCGCCTCCAGAAGCGTGCCGCGCAACCGCTTCTACACGAAGGACTACACGCTCAACCCGCAGCCCAAGACCGCAATGATTACGGCCAAGTGGTATCAGCTGGTCGGCAACAATCAGGACTTCGGTCAGTTCTTTGCGAATCTCGTTGCGGGCATGTATGCAAAGACCATGGGCATGTGGAATCAGGCGATGACCCTTGCGGCAGCCGACACCACGCTCATTCCGAGCAACCTCAACCAGACGTTCACCAACCAGAACTGGATCTCGCTGGCAAACAAGCTGGCCGCGCTCAACAACACCGGCGTTCGAAACATCATCGCGGCCGGTTCTCCCGTTGCACTGGCAAAGGTCCTGCCGACGCAGGCCACCGGCTCCACCAACGCAAGCATGGATTCCGCGCTGGCGACGCTGCTGGGTCAGCAGTACAACAGCAACGGTATGCTCGGCGAATTCCTTGGAGTTCGCCTGATGCCGCTGCGTGACGCGGTAAGCCCCGTCAACATCAACAGCGCACCGACCACGCTCCTGTCTGCAAACGATGTATGGATGCTCTCTTCCTCCGGCAGAAAGCCCATGACCATCGCTTACAACGCCGAGACGCCCATCACCATTGAGATGGACCCGACGCGCACGGCAGATTTCGAGATCGGCATCAATCTGACCATTGCGCTGGATATGGTCGCCGTTTTCTCGAACAAGGTCGGACACGTTACTGTCTAAGCAAGGCCGCGCGGGTCACGGGCAGGCCCGCGTGCGTCAAACGCTGGGAGGGTCAACCTCCTCCCTCCCAGCGCCATATGGCTCCGCTGGCGCACAGACGCCGGTTCGATTCCGACGGGGGCCTACACGAAAAACGCCATAGATCTGAAAGGAGTTTTTGAAAATGGCTGAGAACAAGAACGCGGGCAGAAAGCCCGGCAGACCGAGAAAAAATCCGGAAGCGGAAGCTTCGGAAGAAAAGGACGTTTTCTTCAACGTCCCGGAAGAAATCGCGACGGAAAACACCGCCGAAAAGGCGCAGATTGGGGAAGAAAATGTGCTGACGGTGATGGCGGACGATGTCAAGGGTGTCGGCTACGACGGTGAACAGATGCCGCTGACGGAGTTGGAACCGGAGCTGAAGGGACAGGAAGTGGAAGTTCCGATGGAACCCGTTGTGGAGGAAAAAGCAGAAGCCCCGGAGGAAGAGACGTTCAAGAAGTCGGATGTGCAGAAGATGATCGCGGATGCGGTCGCGCGCGCGATGGCAAGTGTTCCCGCACAGCAGACTCCGCAGGTGATTCAGGTTTCCAATGACACGGAAATGGTGCATTTTCTGTGGATGGCTCCGGTCGCGGACGACAACATCGTTTTCTTTGGAGAGGGCGGTATTTACGGACAGATCGTCGGAAAGACGGGAAGCTTCTATGTGCCGAAGCGCGATCTTTCGCGCGTGCTGACGGAGGTAAACCGTGTATTCATGGCAAGGCGATGGCTGATCGTGGTGTCCGGACTCAATGAGGACGAACGCGAGGCGCTGGGCGTCAATTACCGGAAGGGGGAGATCCTCGACCGTAAGGTCTTTACGAGAATCGTGGAATTCGGCGAAGAAATGCTGGAGATCTATCCGAAACTCTGCGACGGCCACAAGAAAATGGTCGCACAGGGGTACATGGAAGCGTATGAAAACGGTGATACGCATGTGACGCGGGAGATCGTCGTGCAGCTCAACGAAATGAGCAAGACAGCAGAAAAGCCGAGAGGCGATTTTGTCCATATCATCGAGAGAATGAACGAGCGCGAAGCGCTCTGAGAAAAGCGCCGCATGTGGGCGCGGGAATGAGGTATTGAATATGAGCAGTCCTGTATACAGCGAATTTTCCTTTGTGCCTGCGTCCGCATACGCGGCCAACATCAACATTCTGCCGGAGCTGCGGGAGGCTGTCAAAAACGCCTTCCCAGCGCTCGACTGGCGCGGCTCTGAGGCGGAAATTTTGGAGATCGAGATGCAGTCGGCGGCGGAATTTACCGCGAAACTCAACCGGGAGACACAGCTCACGGCGAAGTCTGCCGGTATGAGCGCGACCGACGATGGAAGCGGAAATATCACGCTCAGTAATGGCGGCTCCGGCTATGCCGTGCGGTATCGGGGACCCGTGGAATATGTGGTTTTCAGCGCGGCGGCGACGCTGACGAACGTGCATATTCGCTGGGCGATGCAAAACAAGACCCACGCCGTGGCGCAGATCACGTCGGTCCCCGGCGCGAAACTGACGCGCGGTGGCTTTGAGGTCCCTGCGGCGGCCGGCGGCAAATATGAGCTTTGCATCGGCGGATATTTTCTGACGGCAAACGGCGTGACGACCGGTTTTTTCTATAACCTTGAAAATGCGCTCACGGTGCGGACAAGCATTGAAAGCGCGGCGGTCGTATTGGGCGCGGCGCTGACCTACACCGGAAACGAGCAGGAAAAGGCCGTGACGAGCGTGACGCTCGGCGGCGTCAAACTGACGGAAAACACGGATTACACGGTCAGCGGTGACAAGGGAACAGACGCAGGAAATTATTCTCTGCGCATCGACGGAATCGGAAATTATGCGGGGACGATCATTGCGCCGTGGACCATTGCGAAAGCGGCGGCCGGTCTCAGCGTATCGCCGGAGGCCATCGAAATGTCCGTCAGCGGAAGCGACACGATCACGATCAGCACGAATTCCGACGGAAAGATCGACATCGAAGCGCTGACGCCGGACGTGGTAGAACTTTCGGTTGGAGACGAAAGCCATAAGATCACAGTGACGGCAATCGCAGCTGGGGAGTGCGTTTTGGAGATCCAGCAGGAAGAAGATAAAAATCATCTGGCCGGAACGGCGGAATGCACCGTTACGGTCACGGCTTAAATAGAGGAAAGGCGGCGGTTTCATGGACAGCCAGGAAAAAATCGAGGCGCTTTGCGGCATCATTGAATCTCTTCTGGCTCTGATCGAGGATGAGACCGCCGCAGACTGTATCCGGGAGGATATGCAGAAGATCCGGAACGTGGATTCCTACGAAAAGGAGGATTGGGACTGATGGGTACGAGCTGGAGCGAGATCATTACAAAGCACGCAATGGTCCTGATCTCGGACGACCGGATGACGGAGGATCTTCAGCAGGATGCGGCGCTTTTTTTCCGGCGTATGAGCGCATGGATGGAAATGGCTATCCCAATGCTTACGCAGCCGCCGGAGCTTGCGCTTTATCTGGCGGAGGGCCTTGAAAAAGCACAGTACGATGACGCGGAATGGGTCAGCGACCAGACCAGCACGACGCAGGAAACGGTCGTTGCGACCGGAAAGATCGGGTATGAGCTGTGCTCCTGCGTGATGGTTGGAAGCGCTGGGATGGACGAGGCGGTATTTTTCCCGTATACGGATTTTACATACGACAAGGAGACGGGAAACGTGACGTTCCCAAGGCAGGACAACGCCGGGTCCGAATACAGGCTGGATTTTTACACGGACGGTCGGTTTTCACATGAGCTGACGATGCGGCAGAAACGGCTTCTGGGGCTGGCGGTATCGGTCGTGTGGGACAACCGGTTCAACCGCGAATGGCTGAACATCCAGCCGAAAATCCACGACAAGAATTTCAATCCACCGAACGAAAACACGACGATGAAGGAATCCACAGCTCGGTTCAAGGAGAATTTACAGCTCTTTTATTCGGAGCTGCGGGCATATGAGCAGAGCTGCGCATATATGCAGAGAGTCAATCCGCTGCGGCGGGTATTCACGATGCTCTGAATTTTCAGGGAGGACAGAATATGGCTTGCGAATTCAGCCGCAGAGGCGGCGTTGTGAAAATGCAGAGCAAGAGCGTGAGCGCGTCCACGACCGGCGCGGTCGTGGTAAAGCCGGACGCGGGCTATACGGGACTCGATCAGGTTTCCGTGGCGCAGGTGAAGCTTCAGGAAAAATCCGTTGCGCCGTCCACGAGCCAGCAGATCTTTACGCCGGACAGCGGCTTTACGGGACTGAGCAATGTGACGGTCGGCGCGATCAAGCTTCAGGGAAAGGTCGTGATCCCGTCCGCAGGCCAGCAGACCGTCAAGCCGGATGCGGGCTATAACGGGCTTTCTCAGGTCGTTGTCGGCGGCGTCAAATTGCAGAGCAAGACGGTCACGGCCGGAACGGTGCAGCAGACGGTGACGCCGGACAGCGGCTACACGGGCCTGAGTCAGGTGATTATCAATCCTCCGAGCGGACAAACGGTCAAGAAAATCACCGCGACGGTAGCCGGAGATGCGAAGAATTATCTGGACATTTCCAACACGGCCGGAATCTCGGACATTCTCGCCGTGTATGTATGCGCGTCGATCAGCTATGCGCGGCTGTCGGACGGGCAGATCTATTCGGCGGCATATTTCAAGGATGCGAACGCAACAAACGGCGCGATGGTCAAAACCACGGACAATGGAATTTCCGCGCTTCTTCCGACGGCCGTCGGCGTTTCGCTTGTGAGCGGAAATATCCGGGTGCAGGTAGCCGTACCGAATATTTTCCTGTATGCGGACTACAGCGTCTGCGTTTACGGAACTTAACAGAAAAGGGGGCCGGGAGAGTGTCCATTGAAAAAAACATTGCAAGCGGGCTTTGCGCGGGCGGCAGAATTTCCGGCTCCGTGAAAAACACACCGGCGCAGTACAAAAACCGGGAGAAGCAGTACCTTTCAAATCCTTCTGCGCGGTTTACGGAGAAAATTTCCAAGTATGCGTCCAATTTCGTGAAAGCGCGTGTGCAGGGACTTGATCCGAACGACCGCGAGAGCTGGACGGAAACGCGGATTCGCATGGCGGACATTGCGCCGGATTCCGCTTCGACGCTCCGAAAGCAGGACGATTACAAAATCGTGCTTTTTGCGGACCAGCGCATTGAATATGTTCCGGAGGGGTCGAAGATCGAGACGATGGGAAGCACATGGCTCGTTGTGAATCCCACGAACATTTCAAACGACATTGGCGGAGGAATTATCCAGAGATGCCGGACGGTCTGGAATCATCTGGATTGGTACGGAAATCTGCTTTCGGAGCCGATCTGCGCGGAAAAAGCCATTCTGACCGCGAACGAAAGCGATATGCAGGAATATGCGCTGATCACGAAGGGCTATGTGAACATCGTGTGCCAGTGCAACGCGGAAACGCGGCAGCTCAACACGAACAGCCGGATCATTCTCGGCTCCGGCGCGTATCGAATCACGGGCTTCGGCGACTGGTCGCAGGAATTCACGGGGGACTATGATTCGGTGCGGCTGCTGGAATTTACGGCGCGGTATGAGCCTGTAAATCCGGAGATCGACGACATGATGCGGCACGTTGCCGGCGGAAAGACGTTTTCGTGGGAAATTCGCATCAAGGGAAACCCCGTTATCAAGACGGGCCGGACGCAGAGCTTTGCGGCGGAAAGCCTCCGGATGGGGGAGAAGGTCGAAAACTCCATGGAGCATACGATCTTCTACGAATGGGAAAGCTCGGATGAAAGTGTGGCAGAGGTCAGCCCGGACGGGCTTGTATCTGCCGTTAAGGAAGGAAGCTGCACGCTGCGGTGCAGACTGGTACAGAACAGAGAGGTTTTTCAGACAATGGAGATCACGGTCGTTCCGGCGGACGGAGAAAAGGAAATTGCGTTCCTTGGGAACGTTCCGGGTTCACTCCGGGCGTATGAGACGCTGACGCTGGAAGCGGCGGTATTTGAAAACGGGGCAGAGACGGACGAAGCAATCACGTTCACATGCTCCGGCGCGGAGGAAGCGGCCTATACGGCGAAGATCGACGGAAACAAAATTTCCGTCACCTGCTGGCAGGCCAGCGCACAGGCGCTGAAGATCACGGCGGCAAACGGTGAAATTTTCGCGGAGGCGAAGATCGGATTGGAGGGAATCTGAGGATGGGAATTTCGATCATGCAGGGAGACAGCTATCAGAAGCCGTTTACGCTGCGCACGCTCGACGGGACGCTGATTACGCCGGAGATGGTGACGGCGCTCGTTCTCAGCATTGGAAATCTCTCAAGGCAGTATCCCGGCGATATCACCTATGCGGACGGGAAATGGCTGTTTCCGCTCAGTCAGGCGCAGACTTTCGGAATGCATGGAATGCTGCCGGTACAGGCGCGGGTGCTTTTTCAGGACGGAAGCGTTTTCGGCGGAAACGGCGCGCCGGTTTCCGTACTGCCGGCCGTCAATCGCGGAATTCTGGACGGGGCGAAGATCACGGATGGAAAGCTGCTTTCGCGGAGCATCATTGAGGTCGGAAACGACGCGGGAAATGTTTCCGTGGTCGTTGGCGCGGCCGGCGTTCAGATGAGCGGCGGAAGCGTTCAGGCGGACTGGAGCCAGAACGATGCGCAGGCGGCGGATTTCGTGAAGAATCGTCCGGGCGCGTATATGACCGACCCGGTTGCAACCGAGATATACAATGGGATACTTCCGGAGATGGCAAGCATTCAAATGGACTATGTGCCGACGCTCGGGGATGTTGTCACGGTCAAGGTTGGGACGGAAAGCATCGACTGCACGGTTGGAGATTTTGACGGAATCCCTTATTTTGCGACTGTTCCTATTGAGGACATTGCAGGCGGCACGGCTGCGAATTATGTGTTTTGCGCCTATCAGGAGTCCCAATGGGCTGCACAGACAGCCGGAACCTACACGGGGCAGAACGCGGTGTTCGAGGGTACAATTCGACAGGTTGTGAAAATCCCGGAAAAATTCTTGGAGCTTGAAAACGTAAAGGATGTTTACTGGATCACGTTTGAATTCGATCAAAAGACCCAAACGTATTTTTCCAAAAAAATCGACGGAACTTATGCCGAATATGCAGATATCAAGGCCGCGATAGACAACGGGAAGCTCGTTGCGGCAGTGGCCTCTGTATTTGGCGAATCGAACAACGTCGGACTGGTGGACGGATATGGGAAATATGTGAATGATATGTCTGTAAGCTTTTATGAGGTGCGCAAGGGTGCCAATACCATGATGGGCCTTGCATATTTCCGATGGAAGAGTGGACATATATGGGAGAAAATCGATGGCTCGATTGAATTTTCCTATGATAAGCCAATGCCGTCTACTTTGACTGGTAAACAGGGAGACAGTGACAGTGTGGCGAGAAGCGACCATAGTCACCCAGATAGAACGTCCATACAATTTCTTGGAAAACTGATCGATGGCGATGCAAAAACGGTTGTGTGCGGCAATGTGTCTCCCGATACGCCGTTTGTGGCATCTGGGCTTGATATTCCAATCGGCGCAGAAATCACGCTGGGATTTGACGATTACACGCCGGCTACGCATGTTACGATAGTGTGGGGAGGGGCGGAAACTGTCAATTTTTCCGGTGGCGGAAATTATTGGCAGGTGAATCTTGCATACAATGCATGCACGGATGCTTATACGCTGACGACCACAAGAGCGCTGACCAATTTGACGCTCACGTACAAGACTGTTCCAGTGCAGACGAAGGACTACCAGAAATATGTGCTTGCACCGTATACGGTGGCTCCGCATCTGCTGCTTGCATCTCCGAACGGACTGCACAAGCTTACGGTGGACGATAACGGGAACGTGTTGGTAGATGGGAAGAAGATCGGCACCCCCACGGAAACAGCATAAGGAAGGAGAACGAAGATGGCGACAAAAGACCTCAAATCGATCAAATTTCCGGGGCTTCCGGATACCTATGAGGTTCCGGAGGGCGGAGGCGGCGGTACGGTAACAGAGGCCGACATTGAAAAGGCCCTTGGGTACAAGCCTATCGGGGCGGATGATGTGCCGGTTAAAAGCGTGAATGGCCAGACTGGCGCGGTTAAAACGAGCTGGTATTTCAATGTGACCGGCAGCGTGGAGTCCCCCGCGACGACGCAGACGGTTGCTCAGATCGTGGCCGCGCAGACGGCGGGATTTGCGCCTATCTGCAAGGCGGTACTCTCGGAGTTTAACGAACTTCCGGCGACACTTCCGGCGCTGCTGATCTCCGACATGGTCTGCGTTTTCGGCGGGATCGGGACAATTAACGGCATTACTTCTTACCTCGCTGTTATGATCAACGCCTTTGGGACTCTGGAGGTGACAACGAGCGATGTTGCATCCAAGGATGATATCCCCACGCTTCCGACGGAACTCAAAAATCCTTATTCGCTCAACATCAAGATCGGCGATACGACGACGAGCTACGACGGAAGCGCGGCGAAAACCGTGACAATTCCGGAGGGCGGCGGTGCGGATGCATCGCTCGGCATTACCGGCGCGGCTGCCGGTGAATTTCCGAAAGTGTCGGCGGTGAACGAAAACGGTGCGCCAACATCATGGGAAACTGTGGAAAGCGAAGAGGTGACGCTCGGTGGAGACGCACCGGCTCCAACGGATGCACAGGTGTCCTCGGCGGTGAACACTTGGCTGACGGAGCATCCGGAGGCGACGACGACTGTACAGGACGGCAGTGTCTCCGTCGAGAAGCTCGGATACGGCAAGCATGTCTACGGCAGCAAGCCGTACTTTTGCAACAGTGTAGGCTCCGGCGCAGTATCCTACGGTTCCATCGGCGTGGTCGTGCCGTGCAAGGCTGGCGATACGATCTACTGCAATTTTAATATGTCCCCAAACGGCGCGTACAAGAAGCCGCAGCTGCTTGCCGCGCTCCCGGAAAACCAATATGGTGCAATCGCGCCGATTGGAACAATCGAAAAGGATGATACGACAAAGGCGTATACCGTGCCGGCATCCGCAACAACAGCAAAGGCGATGTATCTACCGCAAAATTTTGTTGGAATCCCGGCAGCAAACAACGGCTCCGTTGAGGATGCACTTGCGTGGATCAACAAAACCATGGGGACGGATGGGTCAAAATGCGCACAGAACGTACCGTTTGAAGATTATGATGCATGGTATCAGACGGCACAGGCAGAGCTTTTCGACATTGACGAGAGCTGTAATAAGCTCATGTATGCCTCGCTGTATCAGGCTGTTTCGAAGCTCGTCGGGGCGAAGGTCGCCGTCCTCGGCGACAGTCTGACGGAGCAGAGCGCGTGTTCGTTTATCACCAGTGCGTACAATGACCGCTGGATGGAAAACGTCTTGCGGGATACGGCGCTGACTGGCGATGACGGGAAAACCTACAAAGGCTCCGGATGGTTCGCGCTGATTGCCCGGAAGTATAAGATCAAGTGGTGGTGCGCCGGACACGGAGCGCAGTGGTGGTACTCCACGACCGAGCGGCCAAATGGCGCGACGGCGATGGTGCGCAAGCTGATCGACGGAACGGACGAATTCGATTATATCGTGCTGGAATACGGCACGAATGATATCCTTTCCGGCTACACCCACATCGGCACAGCGGCAGACGAAGCCAGCGAGACGGCGACGACCAGCTGCGGCGCGATCAAGTGGTGCATCGAGCAGCTGCAAACGCGATTCCCCGAGGCAAGCATTGTCGTAATTTTGCCGAACATCCGCAGCGGTGCGAACGGAGAGTCGCCAGCAATGCAGCAGACGTATCTGGATACCGTCGTACCGATACTCAAGAAGTACGGCGTGCGGCGCGTCAACATGGCCGAGGACAGCGGCATTGTCAAAAGTATGATGTCCACCGATGGCGTTCACCTGCGCTGGCCGGTTGTGTCGAACAATGTCACACACTACACGAACGATACTCCGGCGGTGCGGAAATTCAGCAAATGCCTTGAGGCAGAGCTGCTGAAAGCGTGAGGTGAGAGTATGGCATTAAAAACGCTTTACAAAGATGGGAAGCCGTTGACGCTCGGCGGAAAGACGCTGACGATAGAGATCACAGAATCGAGCGGCGCGGACTCCATCCAACACGCAGATATTCCGGATTACGTCAAGGCCGAAGCGTTGGCCGTGGCAGAGAAGGTGAACGCAGTCCGGACATCGGACAGCATTGTGTTTATTGCAGCATCGGACGCGCACCAGCAGGACAGCAGCGCGGATATCGTGGCCGGAAACCTGAACGCGGCGCAGGCGATGAAGGCGCTGGCCTACATTCTGCCGGGAATCGATTTCTGCTGCTATCTCGGCGACTACACTTGGGGAGCCAGCACAACGACGATCGCGGAGACAAAGCAACATATTGCGGAGATCAACGCGGACATTGACGAAGCGTTTCAGGGGATACCGCAGTTTCGGACGGTGGGCAATCACGACTCGGGAGCGTATGCCGTCACGCAGAACGGGACGACGATACCGGATTCGGAGCTTTTCCAGCTTATCGGGAAATATTGCGAGGGAGCCACTTATGGCTCGACTGTCGCAGGATACTGCTACAGAGACTTCGAGAACAAAAAGTTGCGCGTGATCTGCCTGAACACCTCGGAAAGCCTGACGGCGGACAAAGCGTCTACGGGCTATGTATCGGATGCGCAGGCAGCATGGTTCGCGAAAATGCTGAAGGCGGTCGGAGCAAAATCCGGGTGGCGGGTGCTGACGCTTTCGCACCATCCGTTGGATTGGAGCGTCGTGAGCGTATGCGCCAACATCGTCAAGGCGTATGTCGAGGGAGGAAGTATTGTAGTTGGCGGAGAGAATGTGAATTTCGCGAACTCCAACAGTGCGCAGTTTCTTTGCGCATTCCACGGACATGTACATTGCTTTAAGACCGCGAAGCTGAACAGCATTTCCGGCAACACACCGACAGAATTCAACGCATGGCGCGTGGCGATCCCCAATATGTGTTTCAGCCGGAACAACGAATACGGCCAAAACGGCAATGGCGAGTATTACGGGATTGAATTCGGAGAAGAAACGACGTACAACAAGACGGCGGGAACGGCAGACGATACGGCATTCGTAGTAAACGTGCTCAATCCAGCCGCGCAGAAAATCTACAGCTACTGTTTCGGCGCTGGGTACGACCGTGAGGTATTCACCGGCGTTGCGCCTATTGCGGTAACGGGTATTGCGCTCAATTCGTCCTCCGGGGAACTCGAAAAGGGTGGAAGCGTTACGCTGACAGCAACGGTGTCTCCGGAAAATGCCAGCAACAAGACGGTCACTTGGACAAGTTCTGCACCGACAGTGGCAAGCGTCGTGAATGGCGTCGTGACAGCGCTCTCCGCAGGAACAGCGGATATTACCGCGACTACAGAGGACGGCGGGTTCACTGCGACGTACCATTTGACGGTAAAAGCACAGACGGTGGACGTGCTGGCGACCTATGGATACGCAGATAATACGCGCCTGTCAACAAGCTCCGGAACGGAGAAATCGGCAGCGGGATATGTGACCATTGGCCACACCAGCAAGATACAGATCAGCAACAAGCTTTATCCAAATGGTCTGACGATCCGGCTGAGCGGCGCAGATCAGGTAACGGGCGGCTCGACGGCAAGTCCTTACAGTGACAGCGCAATGTGCTGGTATACAGCGGCTGGCGTGTTCTCAAGCGGCGTGTACATTTACAATACGGACAATTTCAGCCTCAATTCCAAGATGGCGGTGGATTCCGACGCAAAGGGATTTACGCTTTCGTGGGAGGCCGGGAAAGTGCCGGAGGTGCAGTATGGTATTGCATTTGCCGTAAAGGGTACAGGCGCGAACCTTACCGTTACACTGACTGCAAATTGAGGCAAAAATGATGGATACATGCGTATGCTGCGGGCGGGCCGTGCCAGAGGGACGGATGGTATGTCCGGAGTGCGAGATCGAGGCGGAAGAAAGGTTGATGGCGTATGGGAAAATGCCAGCATGCGTTCCGGAAGAATGCGGATGCAAGCCTGCACTGCGATCTTCTGAGCGGAAAGGATAATCGGCGAGACTGGTGCGCACATCAGTATCTGTGCAAGAGGACAAAAATGTGGGAGGTGTCGGGCGGCGCGTGTGAATGCGAGATCCTGAAAAATTCCCACAGAGAAAAATCGTAGGGAAAGCACCGCATGGGCGCGCCGGTGCGCTTCGGCGGGCTGTGCGGTGCGGAGAAAACCATGGAAGATCTGAGAGGAGTTTGAAAAGCATGGAAAAAATCACAATCACGGCGGAACAGCTTTTGAAGGCGAAAGATTATGTGCCGGTGGCGCTCAAAACGCACTATGCGCAGGAGGCGGCGAATTTCTGCTTCGACCGGCTGAATCTGAAGCTTTCGGGCGGACCGGACAGTTTGCCGATGCCGCCGATGTACAAGGAAAACACGGAGTTTAAGCTCCGGATGCTCATGGGCGGATTTGTGAAAATGTATCTCGGAATGGAGTTTGAGACGGAAACGGAAGCCTCCGAGGATGCGGACGGAAAGCCCATAAAGCGAGAGGTCTGCCCGTGGCTCATGACGCAGGAGGCGTATGACATTTATGCCGGAAGCCACATTTTTAACCAGCTCGAGCGGCTGAAATCCGAATATGGCGAGGTGCGTGACCGCGCATTCGACATTCTGGCGGATTGGCGGACGACCGAAAAAATGCTGAACGCGGAAATTTCCGGAAAGCTCATGGTCATGAACGAGCCGGTCAGCCGCATTCTCATGGCAATGCAGCTCCAGACGACGCCGGAGGTCATGCAGGGCTTGCAGAAGGAGCTGGAAAACGTGCAGAAGGAAATGGAATCCTATAAGAAAGAGCGCGAGAAGGCGGTGCTGAAAAAATGACGGTATCGGTCGATTCCCCGACGTATCCTTACAGCCGCGTTTTTCCGGGATACAACCGGCTGCGCGGGACCGAAGAGATCCCAATGAAGGTGCTTCGGTATCTGCTCGATCTGCCGCTGCCGGGATATCTCCCGAAGGACGACAACGAACGGGCAAGGGTGCGGCTGGCGAAATATCTCTGGTACGACGGTGCAAGGCCTCTGGAAAATCCGCTGCCGACGGCGGAGGAAAAGCTCTCGATGCTCTTTGACGGAGAGCATCCCGTTCTCAACACGGCGGAGGAAAAAGCAAGGCATCCGAAGGGATACCGCGTTTTCCCCCAAAGAGTATGGGGTCAGAGCGACACAGAGGCGGGCGTTCTTTTGAAGCTGTATCTCGGGAGGACCATTGCGAAGGACAGCCTTCACACGGTTTTGGGATTGCAGTTCGAAATTCTCGTAAACGTCAATATGGAAAACACAACGAGGACGGACGCTTACGCGAGAAGCTACGACATCGAGCAGTGCATCATTGAGGCGCTGCATGGTGTGAACATGACGGGTGTGGGCGTTTTCGATTTCAACCGCTACGCACATCCGGACAACGGAAGCAAGGGCGGCTTTGACTACGGCGTGCATGTGCTGAGAATGCCGCATATGAGCTTGGAATGGTGCGATTCGCACGAAGATGCGCCGGACGGCGGCACAATCTGATAATTTGCTTGCGGCAGGATAGTGCCGCAAAAGGGCTGGATAGAGCTGATGCGTATGGATTTTCCATATGCAGCGGCTCTTTTTGTTTTGGCAGAAGGAAAGGGAAATGATGAATTATAACAACCTTTCTCAAGGCATGGTCAGAAAAATCCGGAGGTATGAGCCTGTGGAGGCCGAAGGACTGACCTTATATCCGATCCGTGTACGCGAGTTCGAGGAATTTTCGATTGTGCGGCCGGTGATCGACTTCATGCAGCAGTGCCTCCCTGTGACACTGATCTCCAAGCCGATCTTGCAGGCATTCTATCGGATGGAATTGGACGCAGCGGAACATGGCGAAAAAAGCGAAGGGATGATCTTCAAGTGCGTGCTTGCGCTCCTGCTGGCGCTCCGGTTCGGAGACGGAATGGAAATGGAGCAGAGGATGCAGCTTGTGCAGATCGTTCCGAACGCGGATGATCCGAAAAGGCTCGAAAGGATCGTTTTCCGGACGGAGGACGGAGAAAAAAGCGTAACTCCTGCACAGTTCCAGAGAATTCGGCCCATTCTCGCGGCCCAGAACGGCATTGAAATGGTTTCGGAAAATGCCAATCCGGAGCTTGTGCAGGCAGAACGCGACCTTGCGGAGCTGAACGCGCCGGAACTGGATTTTTCTCTCGAATCCGTCAAGGCAAGTATTTCTCTCGTTTCTGGTGTTCCCGAGGAGGACATGGACGAATGGCCAATCCTGCGCTTTCTACGGCAAAGGGAGGCGCTGCAAAGGATGCTTGGATATCTGCTTTGCGGCGCTGCCGAAGCGCAGGGAGCCAAATGGAAGGACGGAAATCCGTATCCAAGCCCGCTTTTCGACCGTATTCGGGAGTCGAGCGGCGGCGTGATCTCGCTGGAAAGCTTCGCCGGAGGCGGCGGTATGCGGGCATACCAGAACGCAGGAAACAAGACGACATGACAAAAATCTCAAAAAGACGATAAGGAGTGAAAAGAATGATTCGTTTTACTGACAAAAGACTTTATGTGAAGGGGATCGGCGAGGCCATGTGTACCGACAAGGTAACGGGTAATATCCGGTACTGGTCGAACAAGTTCCAGACCGGCAACGTGACCCCGAACGTCGATAACGGCGAAATTCGCGCGGGCCTCGGAAACGCCATTGCGGCCATGATCCCGTCGAACGCCGGTATCACCGTGGAATTCAACGCCGCCGATTTCTCCATGTGGGCAAAGGCAGCCCAGCAGGGCGCAGTTCTCAGCTACAACGCGACCGTCATGACCTGCACGACCGTGACTGCAACGGGAACCTCGCTTTCCATCAACAAGGCAGAGGGTACGCCGGTCGCGCAGAAGGGCTTCTCGAAGATTTTCTGCTATGTGCAGGAGGTCGGTGCGCCCTCCGAGGTCGCAACGGGCGGTGTTGCGTATGCGCTCAATCCCGACACCGGCGCGATCTCCGGTTTCACGGCCGAAAACGGCAAGAAGTACAAGGTGTTCTATTTCGTGAACAAGGCGGGCGCCCAGATCGCCACCATGACCACGGCAATGGACCCGATGGTCGTTCACTTCACTGCGACGCTGGCCGTTTTCTGCAACGACGCGGGTTCGGCTCAGAACGAGGGTACGCGCGTCGGCACGCTGTTCGTGATCGTTCCTTCTCTGAAGTTCGGTGCAAACGGCGGACTGAACGGCGATCAGACCAACAACGACACCACGTCGCTTTCCGGTCAGGCCGTGCAGTATGACCCGGACGTCATTTCCGACGGCTGCGACGATTGCAGCGGAGCCGGTTCCGATCTCTGCTACTACATCTATCAGCCGTGCGACAGCTCTGCGGACGATGTGGAGGGCATTGTTGCCTCCATCGGCAGCATTTCCGTGGCGAAGTCCGGCACCTATCAGATGCAGCCGCGCATCGTGATGAAAAACGGCGAGCTGGTCAAGGGCGACCCGGCCGTTTTCACCTACAGCGCGACCGGCGCTCCGACCGGAACGACCGTTGCGGCGGGCGGCCTCATTAGCGCAGGCACGACCGCAGGTGATTTCACCGTCGAGGTGAGCTACACCGCAGGCGAGTCCACGTTCAAGGACACCTGCGACGTTTCCGTGACGGCGTAAGGCATTTGAAAAATCCCGGAGGGTGAAAGCCCTCCGGGAAATGGTCTATCAATCCGCATAAGTCCAATGGTAGCCACCGGATATTTCCTGTCTTCCATTACAGCAATGCGCGATATTCGACGGATGAACGCCAATTTTCTCGGCAGCGAACTTTGGCTGCTCAAATATTTCACCAGTTTCAACACACATAACTTTTCTGAACGCTTTGATTCTACTTTCTACAAGGTAGGCTTTTCTTCTTGCGTCCCAATCGCTCTGCGAGTCAGAGGCGTACATCCAATGAAAACCGCCTGCGGTTCTCCTTTTCGCTGCGCACGCGGAAGAAATATGCGCGTGGGATATTCCAGTCATTTCGGACGCTTCTGTGACGCAGGAATACGTTGTTCCGGTTTCAACCTGAATTACTTTTTCTGAATTTCTCCGTAACGCGGTGGATGTGTTTTGAGATACTTTTTCCCGGTACTCAGCGTTTTCCCAGTTTTTCCTTGACGAAGCAGACAACTTCTTCTTGTACTCATCGGTGGACATAGCCGCCTTTCTGGATTCAAGTACCTTTTCACGGAAAAGAGGATCTTCCCATTTGCGCTTCGATGCAATAGAAAGACGGTTCTTCGTTTCTGTACGAGCCATGGCAGCTTTTGATGATTCGCTTCTTTTCAATCGAGTCTCTGGATTATTCGAACCGTCCTGCATCTTTTTCAATGCTAAGTCGCGGAACTCTTTGTCGCTCCATTTATTCTGCATTGAACGTTTAAGGTTTTCCTTGTACTCGCTTGTGGACATTGTAGACCGCATAGCAGATATACGTTTTTCCCTGATGGAACTGTCTTTCCACGATTCTACGGTTGCAGCTCTGAGCTTTTCGCTCTGAGCATCCGACATTCGAAAACCATGGATTCCTCCGCCTCCAACGGTTCTGTTGTAACCGTTTTTGTAAGAATCTTTCTCGGAAATCCAGCGCATTTCTTTTTCGTCAAGGTCTGCGATTTCGCATTCTTCAAGAACAATCCACTCAAAAGAATCCGCACCATATTTATTCCATGCTCTTTGCAACTGAACGGAGTTGCTTGCATTTCGAGAAAGCAGGCTTCTGTGGGCGTTCCAGCGTTTCCGTATGTTAGATGCCTGCCCTACATACCACTTGCCATTGACCAGATTGTGAATCCCGTAAATTCCACTCTGCATGGTTTATTCCTCATTTTCAGAAGAACCGGTGCTTCCAATGCTCAGAAGGGAACGAATTGCATCGTCAAGGTCTTGGAATTTTGCGCGAAGATCGTCGTTCATCTGAATTGATTCCTGGACGGTTTTAACATCTTGATCTTCTGCCAGCGAGGACGCGGCAATTTGGTTTCCAATTCTCTGCGCATGATTAAAGCCAAGGTTATTTGATGTATGAAAAGCCATTGAAAAAGCATCGAATTTATCCATAAAAACGCACCACCTTTCTTACATATATTATACACCAAAACAGAAAGAAAATCTATATATAACGGACACTTTTTTGCGAGGAATGAACGAAAATGGGAGACATTTCTGATGCAATTTTGAGGCTGAAAAACATAGACGCCGCGATTACAAACGCGCTTGAAACAGAAGTTGCAGAAGAAGCGAAGCTTGCTGTCAAAGACGCGGCTGAACGCAACGTGTACGCGGCATACACGCCTGAGTTTCACAGCAGGCGAAAAGAAAATGGCGGTCTTACAGATCCAGACAACATCATCTGCCATGTGTCGGGGGACACATTGACAGTAGACAACGTTACAGGCCTTCAAAATCTTTGGGGCGGCGGTAATACGAGCGTACTTACCCCAATCGTAGAAGAAGGGGACGCGGCATACCACATGGGAAAAGCCGGGCCGCGCCCGTTTATGGACTTTGCAAAGGAACTTTTGCTTGCGGGACGCGCGGAAGCGGCACTCCGGCGTGGACTGGAACGGCAAGGTATCAGCACAGAAGGACTTACATTCATTTTTGAGTAGGAGTTGAGGTTATGGCAGAGATTATCACGTTGACTGTAAAACAGGTCGGAGTAAGTGAAGCAGAAAAGTCTTTGAACAATATGCTCACAACCATAAAGGCAATCAACTCCACGCCAATCAAGGTTTCTGTTACGGGTTCTGGCGCGAAAGCGGCTGAACAATACAAAGAAGCCGTAACCGTCACAAAAACGGAAGTAAAAAAACTGTCTCAGTCGTTCAAAGATACCGAAAAGAGTGGCGATTCACTTCTTAAAAATGTTATCAAGAACGCGCAGTGGTACTACATAAGCGGCGCTGTCAGCGCAATCACACGTTCCTTCAAGGAAGCGCTGGCGACGATGAAGGAAGCTGATGCAGAAATGGTCAGCATTCAGAAAGTCACCGGATATACGAAAGAGCAGATGGACAGGCTTTCTGATAGCGCGTATGCCCTCGCATCTGCTTATGGTCGTACAGCACAGGAGATTCTTTCCGCTGAAACCACGTTCGCAAGAGCCGGCTATACAGACCAGATTGAAGATCTTGCGGAACTGGCAGTTTTGACGCAGAACGTAGGCGACGTGAACGCGGATACTGCTTCAAAGTTCCTGATTGCGGCAGACGCTGCATGGAAACTCGGCGGCAACGAAAAGGAACTGACAGAGATTATTGATGGCATGAACAATGTCACCAACAAAAATGCTGTCGATATGAAAGCGCTGACGGAAGGCCTTACGGTATCTGCATCGGCATTTGCAGAAGCCGGAGAATCCGCGCAGACATATACGGCGATGGTTGGTGCGGGTGTCGCAGCAACACAGCGTTCTGGCAACGAAGTCGCGCGAGCAATGAGAACCATCATTATGAACGTCCGCCAGATTCGAGGCGAGACGGAGGACGGAGAACTCATTGACGGTGAAAGCATTGCAAACGCGGCAAAGGCACTGAAAGAATACGCCGATATTTCTACACTGCAAAACGGAGAACTCCGCAAGACCTATGATGTCCTTGACGAGCTTGCAGGGAAGTGGGAAAACCTCGGAAGCGTTGCAAAGAGTGCTATTACGGAAGCTTTGGCTGGCAAATACCGCGCGAACATTCTTTCCGCGCTTCTCAATGACTGGGATTCTGTATCGAAGATGATGCAGGACTACGCAGATGGCGTTGGTTCGGCTCTCGAAGAAAATGAGTTCTATCTGCAAAGCTGGGACGCGAAAACAAAGAAGCTTCAATCTACATGGACGGAATTTGTCGCAAAGACTGTTGACGAAGATTGGATCAAAGGCCTCATTAGCAGCGTGACATGGCTTATCGAAGGAATTGGAAGTCTTGGGAATGCGCTTCTTATCCTCGGTGGAATCATTGCAACATTCAAAATGCCGAGCATCTTGTCGTTTTTATCGAGTGCTGTAGCTGGAATCGGCAGATTGATTGCAATGGTAAAGCTTGCTACTACAAACTTCACTGCATTCAGACTTGTTGCGAATACAACACAGCTTGCGATTGGCGCAATTACGGCAGCTATCACGATAGGAATTGTAGCATACAACAAAATCAAACAGGCGCAGGAGGAAGCACGGCAGGCTGCAATCGACGCAGGAAACGCGGCGGCGCAGGAAGCGGAAAGTCTGAAAGATCTGTACCAGAGCTATACGGACGCGAAAAAGGCGTATGAGGACGGAACAGGGTCTAAAACCGCACTGAGAGAAGCGACCGAAAAGCTGTCGAAATCGCTCGGGACAGAGACGAAAAATATCGATACGCTGACGCTTCGTTATGGCTCTTATAAAGTCGCGGTCGATGAAGCAACGAAGTCCATTAACGCGAATATGGAGGCGAAACTGCAAGCGGATCTGTATGACGCGAAAGCGGGCGTAACGGCTGCTGGGTATGCTCTCGTAAATAATGGGGGAGTAACCGAAGAATTTGGAGCGAAAACGCCTGAGAAGGTTCTGGAATATTACAATCAATTCATTTCTTCGAGAAATGAAATGATTGATTCTGGAACGGACAGTGGAGCAACATGGCAAAACGTTACGAGGGAAATATCGAAACTAAAACCGCTTGTTGATGAGTACAACACAGCCATTGCGAATCAGACGGAGCTGGAAAACAAGCTTCAGGCGGTGCGCGACGGGACTCTGGACAGCTATGGGCGCGAAAATGAGCTGCTGGAGGAAAACAATCAGCTCACAGATGAGAACAATCAGAAAACTTCTGAAAAGGTATCGAAAATTCAGGAACACGGCAAGGCGCTCAAGCAGCAGGAGTCAGACCTTGCGGCGGTATCGGCGGCGCTCGGTGAATACCGCATCAATGGAAATATCTCCGCCTCTACGCTGCAGAGCCTGATCGGGCTGAGTGATAAATATGTGGAGATGCTGACCGACGAGGACGGACAGCTGCGGATCACGGAGGAATCGCTCAAGGCGGTGGCAAGTGCGATCCTCGAGGATGTGGACGCGACACAGCAGCAGATCGGCGCTTCGTCCAGCGCGGACGAGGCAGCCACGAAATTTGTTTCCTCACTGCTCGATGTTGCCGAAAACGCCGGATACTCCGGAAAAGCGCTTTACGACCTGGCGCTGGAAATTATCAAGCTCAACGAAACGGGACTCGATCTTTCCGCGCAGATCGCGCAGGTCATTGCGCTTGGACGCGCGGCGGGTGCAACGGCGGCTTCCATTGCATCGATCAGCGGGATCAAATCCTCCGACGCGGACAGAACCATCAAGGGATGGATTCAAACCGGACAGGTCGGAAGCTATGAAGAGGGCGAACAGAAGCTTCTTCAGGGGATTTACGACTCCTTTGATTACAGCGAAAGTTCGTGGAACAAGGCCGGCAGCTCCGGTTCCAAGGGTTCCAGATCCGGTGGTGGCGGAAGCTCCTCTGATGCGCGGCTGACAGCGCACAAGGAGCGCGTGACGCTGCTGAAATCCGAGCTGACGCTGCTGGAAAAGCAGGGAGCCAGTGAGGACGCGCAGAAGGCCAAAATGCGCGAAATTCAGGACGCGCTTTCCGCGCAGGCGGATTATATGCGCTCCATCGGAGCCAGTCAGGCAGACATCAACGACCTTTCCTCGGAATGGTACGACTGGCAGAAAAAGATCAAAGAGCAGACGAAGAGCATGGACGACCTGCTTTCGGAGCTGAAGGATGCGATGCAGGATTCTCTCAGCTCCCAGCAGGATGCGCGGGATGCGGAGCTGGCCGCGCTGGACGCGCAGCTCGACGCGCTCAAGCGGCAGAAGGAGACAAAGGACGACCAACTGACGCTGGAGGAAAAAATTCTCGCAGTTCAGAAGGCACAGGCGGACCTTGCGAACGCTCAGAACGAGCGGACGGTCCGGCAGTGGAACGCTTCGACGGGACAGTGGGAATGGGTCGCGGACGAGGGAAACGTCAAGTCCGCGAAGGATTCTCTGGAAAAGGCCGAAAAGGACCTCAAGGATTTTCAGGACGATCTGGCGTACAACGCGGCTGTGGCGGAAATTGAGGCCCGGAAGGACGCCATCAACGCGCAGTATGACGCGTTGGAACGGCAGTACAACAATTTCCTCGATTCGCTCAAGGCCAAGACGCGCGGAATCGGGGAGATCCTGCAGGACATCTGGAAAAATGCGACGCCGGAGCTGAAAAAGATCATTCTCGAAAACGCGGACATTTTCCGGCAGTTCGGCGTGGACGTGTCGAAACTCTCCGACGCGGTGAACGAAACGGCAAACCGCATTGTGAAGGTCGGCGCGGACGGAAAAGCGCCCTCCGGGCTTTCCGTGGGCGACCGCGTGGTCACGGGCGGCGGCACTTATGAAATTATCGGTGTCAATCCGGACGGAACGTATCAGTCTCAGCTGGTAGACAAGAATCAGACCACCTACAATTACGGCGGACAGTACGACGCGCCGCCGGGTGGGGATTCCTCCGGAAGCTCCGGAAGCGGGCTGAAATACAGCGGGACGGTCTACGCCTACGCGCAGGACGGCTCCCGGTACACCATCAGCTCCAAGAAGGGTCTGGATTTCCTCAATTACGAGGCGGCGGGAGCCAGAATGACCGGCGGAGACGGCACGTCGTGGCTGAAAAACTACGACGGGACGACCTCCATCACGAAGAAGGACGGAAAGGTCTACACGGTCTACGACCGGGGCGGAATTCTCGAAGGGATCGGCGGGATCAAGGCTACGGCAGAGCCGGAAATGGTGCTGCCTCCGGACATCACAAAGGCCATTCAGAATATGCTTCTGGTCCCGCAGGCGGACGCGCGGTTTGAGCGCGGGATGGACCGGATGCGCGCGGCACTCTGCGGAGATCTGCGGAATTCCAACGTTTTCGCAGGCTCGACGTATGACGATCACCACGTCGGCACACAGCAGAACGGATGTAATTTCTACAGTTTCGGAGGGGTGACGATCTCCGAGGGACGCGCACGAGGCATGAGTGTGGCGGATTTCGCGCGGTCTGCGGCGACACTGGCCATTCAGAAAAATATGTGAGGCGGGAGGAAACGCGATGCTTTATCAGCCGACCAATATTTATCCGAGCATGACGGGAGGACTTGGAAACGGCGTTGTGGACGCCTCGAAGGATCTCACCGTAAGCTGGCAGGTCAACGGAAATTCTGCGATGGTGAGCTATCAGATCGTCATCTGCAAGAACAATTCGACCTCCGATCAGGTCTATTCGACGGGCAAGATCAGCGCAGGATGCCCGTTCTACGGCGTGGACTACGCAGGAAACGTGCAGTTTTTCAGCTACACCATTTCCGCGTCCGCGCTCCAGACGGCCAAGATCACAAACGGAAACGAATACAAAATTCTCATTACGCAGTGGTGGAGCGTGTCGGATTCCGTCACGCAGTCGAGCGCAAGCGTTTTCATCACAAGGGCTGCGCCGGTGGTCACGATGGGGACGATCCCGTCCCCAGTCTCGGCCAAGAGCGCCTCGTTTTCTGCGGAATACACGCAGACGCAGGGTGACAATCTGAACTGGGTGCGATGGGAGCTTGCGCTTGTGGACGGGACGGAGTATGAAATTCTCCGTGACACCGGGAGAATTTACGGAACGGCCCAGCTCCGGTTCGACTACGACGGATTTTTCTCCGGGAAGCGGTACGCCGTGCGCTGCACGGTACAGACACAGAATGGAATCGAGGCCTCCACGGGTTTTGTGGCGTTTTCAGTATCGTATCAGACACAGCCGTTCCTTGGGACGCTCCGCGCGTGTCCGGTGAACGGTGTGAGCGGCGTCAAACTCAATTTCCCTGCGACGCGGGACATTCCGGCAGCGCTGACCGGAGGCGCCACAATGTCCGGAAGCTTCTTGAATCTTCCGGCCGGTGCGAAGGCGGTCTGGAACAAGGTCAACAGCGCGGACATGCGGCTGGATGCGCCGCTGGACATCGTATGGCGCGGGATGCCGAACGCAAACGGCACACTTTTGAAGGTCTCCGGAAAAATGCGCACCTCGGCGGAAATTCAGACGCTGCCGGCGGCGGCCTGCTGGGACGGCATTGCCTACGGAAACGGGGTGTATGTGGCGGTCGCGGCCTCCGGAGAGATGGCCTATTCGACCGATGAAGGGGAGACGTGGACGGCGGCGGAATCGCCCGCAGAGGGTGCGGGCTGGTTTTCCGTTTGCTACGGCGGCGGCAAATTCGTGGCCGTTGCGTGCGACAGCGCCATTGCGGCCTATTCGGCGGACGGAAAGACATGGACGAAGGCGGATCTGCCGGTATCGGCCTACTGGAATTCGGTCTGCTACGGAGGCGGCTATTTCGTTGCCGCTGCGCATGATTATTTTGCACGGTCGGAGGACGGCATCCACTGGGGCGGCTCCGGCGGAAGCTCCGGCATGAGCGTGACGGACGACGGAAGCGGAAATCTCGACATCACGCAGTTTTCCGGGACATGCACCGACGGCGGAAACGGCGAGATCACGATGGAAGCGGACGGCGGAGCGGTCTATGCAAGCGACGATGGAGCGGGAAACGTCGTGCTCGTAAACGCCGGAAGCTCCGGCGCGGTCAGTTTTCCCGGTACATGGTATTCCATTTGCTACGGGGCCGGGATGTTCGTGGCGGTCGCAAATTCCAGCGCGGATGCAGCGATTTCCTCGGACGGCCTTTCGTGGACGCGCTGCACACTTCCGGAATTCGGATGCTGGAATGCGGTATGCTGCGGAGACGGTATTTTTGTGGCGGTGCAGACGGGAAAGATCTGCGCATATTCCTCGGACGGCATGACGTGGTACAGCCGAAATATGCCGCAGGATGCGGACTGGACGGCGGTTGCATACGGAAACGGGCGGTTTTTTGCCGTTTCTTCCGGCGGGACGGTCTGCGCAAAATCGCAGGACGGCGCGGTATGGACGGCGGACACGATGCCGATGGCTGCAAACTGGAGCGCGGTATGCTATGGCGGAGAAGGCTTTGCGGCGGTCGCCGACAGCACACAGAAAATGGCCGTTGTGACGGAAAGCGGCGGACTTTCGGACGGCACGCTTACGGTCACGGCGGAATCGAACACGCTCTATGAGACGATGACGATGCCGGCTTCTGGATACTGGGATGATGTCTGCTACGGAAACGGAAAATACGTCGCCGTTCTTCGGAACAGCACGGGCGCGTATTCGGCAGATGGGAAAACGTGGACGAATTCCGGTCTGGACGCATCGTACCACTGGCAAAGAATCTGCTTTGGAGACGGAAAATTTGTGGCGATTGAGGCTGGAAGCAGCGGAATCAAATCTGCGCTTTCTGCGGACGGGGTCAACTGGGCATATTACGATCTGCCGAAAACGGCGGCATGGCAGGACATTTGCTACGGAAACGGAAAATTCCTCGCCATCGGTTTTTACGAATGCGCCATTTCCACGGACGGAAAAACGTGGACGCTGGGCGGTACGCCGCCCTCCGGGGTGCTGGCACTTTCCGTGTGCTACGGAGGCGGAAAATTTGCGGCGGTTTCCGGGGCCTACTGTATTTCGTCGGCGGACGGTATCAGCTGGACGAAGGCGGAGCTTGGCTTCCAAGTGACGGATATCTGCTATGGAAACGGGAAGTTCGTTGCGGTCGGGAACAGTGCGTTTGCCTATTCGGCGGACGCAGTCACGTGGACGAAGAACAGCTTCTCCGTTCCTGCAAACCGGGTGGCGTTCGGAAACGGGAAGTTCCTGGCGACGTGCGTCGCTCCGCGCGTTCTGCTTTCGAGCGACGGCATTTCGTGGGCCTATGTGGACGGGCCCGGCGGCGCTGTTTTTAACGCGGTATGCTACGGGAACAGCGAATTTCTGGCGCTTCCGTTCAACGGAAACACCGGCGCCGTGATACCGGAAAGTGCGGAAGGAACGCTGAAATTCCAGCTGAACGACACGATCACGCAGACAAAGCCGGTCCCGGACGGAAATTTCCTTTCCATTGTGAGCGATGGGACGAGCATTTTCTTCTGCGGTGGCGGTGCGGCGGATTCTGTTTCCGTGCCAATTCCGTGGGAGTATATCACGTCGCTGGAGCTGGACGGCGTGCAGAGCTGCGACTATCTGTTTGTCTCGAACGGGAAGCTTTCCGAGCAGACCATCAACAAAATTCTTACAGACGGGAGCTATCACCCGAACGATCTGGCATCGCGGTTCTTTGCGGACTTCGACGGCTCGGCAAACGGCGGCGGCGTCGGAGACACGAAAATTTTCTCCTTTGCGATTTACCGGAAAACCGAAGGAAGCGCCGTTCTGGAGCATGTGCTGGACACAGATTCTGCCTACGGAGACGTGCTGTTTGACTGCGGTGCGGCGACCGGAAAAAATTACACCTACTACGCCTACGGCATCGGCGGAGACAAATATTCCTCCTCGGCGCTCATTTCAAACGAAATCACGCCGTGCTTCTGGGATTGGACCATTCTCTCCTGCACACAGGATGCGAAGGGAATTTATCACGCGCAGGAAATTTTCCGGTTCGGCAAGAATCTGGTTTCCGGCGCGGTCTCGAACAACAATGCACCGCAGGTCATGCTGAACTTTACGCCGTATCCAACGATTCAGGCGGCTCCGCAGAATTACCGGAGCGGTACGCTGCAAAGCCTCATCGGGACGATCACGGAAGGAACGTATTCCGACACCCCGGAGCTGAAAAAGGCCGTCTACGGGCTTTCTGTGACGCAGAGGACTCTGTTCCTGAAAAATCGCAAGGGAGAACTCATGAAGATCCGCATTTCCGGGCCGGTCACGATGGAGACGATGGACGACGCCGTTTGTCAGGCCCAGACCGTCAGCATTCCGTGGGCGGAGGTCGGAAGTGCGGAAAATGTGCAGATCTTGCTGACACAGCAGGACGATGCATGGCCGTATTGATGGAGGCTGAAAAATGGCTTTTACGACCTACGCGGAAAAAATGAACGATTATCTGCGGCAGCTCCGAACGCCGTTTACGAAGCTGTGCCGGCTGCGCTTTTTGCAGCCGGACGGCTCCACGGCCTTCGCGCTGGACAACAATCCGCTGAATCGGAGAAGCGGCGCTTTTCTGGCGGAGGGGACCATCTCCGGAAATCTCCAGAACGGACAGAGGCGGACGGCGAACGTTCTGCTGTCGAATCTGGACGAAGAATATGACTACAACGTCAACAACATCTGGTTTGGCCAGCAGATCGCCATTGACGAGGGTCTGGTACTTTCGGACGGCTCCGATTTTTACATCCAGCAGGGCGTTTTCTACGTTTCCGAGCCGGTGGAGACCTTACAGCCCGGCCAGAGGACGATGGAATTTCCCTTAGTGGACAAATGGGCGTATCTGGACGGGACGCTTTTCGGAAAGCTGGAAGCGACGTATGAGGTTCCCATCGGGACTTACGTTTTCAATCCGATTTCTGCGATTCTGGCGCTTGACCGTGGAAATGGATACAAGGTCGATCCGGTGGCTCCGGTTTTTACGGAGTATTACAACGGAAAAACGCAGGTGCTTCCCGGAGGTGGAACGGTCGCGCTGACGAGCACGCCGTACACGTTCCGCGTGGATTCCGACGATGGGAGCTATGCGGACGTGGTTCTGGGACTTTCGGAAATGCTCGGTGCGCTGGTCGGGTACGACCAGAACGGTGCGCTGCGTGTCGAGCCTTCGCAGGACGATATTCTGGACGTGAACAAGCCTGTTTTGTGGCAGTTTTCGACGGATGAAGCTTCGCTGCTTGGCGCGACGTACACAGTCAAAAACAACGAGGTCTACAACGATTACATTATTCTGGGAGAACAGGAGGACGGGAACCCGCAGGCGGCCGGTCGTGCGCAGAATCTTGACCCGGTGTCGGACACGAACGTTTTTGCAATCGGACGGAAAACGCTCCGGGAATCGGCCTCCGGGTATTACACGAAGAAGCAGTGTGAGGACCTGGCGGTATGGAAGCTCAAACGGTCGGCGGTTTTGCAGAAAGCGGTCTCCATCTCGTGCTCACAGATCATGCACATTTTTGAAAATAACCTTGTTTCGATCTGCCGGACGGACAAGCCGGGCGCGCCCGTGGAGCGCCATCTCATTCAGGGCTATTCCCGGCCCCTGACCGGAAACGGAAGCATGACGATCTCGGCGGTATCGGTCAATGATTTCCCCATTGCGACCGTCACAAACTGGCCGGCGTAGGCAGAAGGGAGGTGCGGCTTTGAGCGCAAGGAAATACGGAAAGGTTCTGGTTTTTGCGAGCGGTGAAAAAATCCCGGTGCTTTCCGAGGACGGAAAATTCTTCTACTGCGAGGGACGGCAGTTCCGGAAAGGCAATCCGGAGATCACAGAGGTTCGGAAAATTCCTGCGGACAGAAAGGAGAAGAAAGATGCGCAGTAACGGGCGGTTTTGGAGAGATACGGTCTTTGGAATTCGCGCGTGCGCGCACTTTTTCGGGAGAAACTGGATTCCTCCCCCTGTTGCGGGAATCCGGAGGCTTTATAAAAAATGACGATAGGAGAAATGGAATGGAGACATTCAAGAATGTGGTATCGGTCTGTGGAGGAATTACGACCATCTGTGTTTTGCTGGTCACGCTCGTCCGGCCTCTGCGGGAACGTGTGCTTGGCTCGAAGGCCATCAAGGACGGCATGAAATGTCAGCTTCGCGCCGATATGCTTCACACCTACTACAAAAACAAGGACAAACAGGAAATCCGGCAGTATGAGTCGGAAAATTTCCAGTATCAGTACGACGCATACAAGGCGCTCCACGGGAATTCCTTCATCGACAAGATCAAGAGGGAAGTGGACGAATGGGAAGTGGTGTCATGAGAATGGAATGGAGCAAGAAAATTCTCGTTTTTTCGTATTTCGTGCTGGCGGTGCTGATCTTCGTTTTTCTGGCGGAGTCGGACAAAAGCTCCGCTGCGGCGGTGCTCTGCGCGTGGATCGCGGAGTGCGGTGCTGCGACAGGCTTTTATTTCTGGAAGGCCAAGAATGAAAACCGGAGCAAGTACGCGCTGAAATTCGTGGAAAAGCTGGCGGACCGGTACGGAATTGAAAGCACGAGCAGAATTCTCGAAACGGTTTTGAAGGATTGAAGGGAGAAATATCATGGATTACACGAAAATCATTACAACGTTCCTTGCGCTGGTTTCGGCGCTGGTCTCGGCGTTTCTGGTTCCCTGGCTGAAGGAGAAAATCGGGTCGGAAAAGCTGAAAAAGTGGCAGTCGGTGGTGGAAATCGCCGTTCGGGCGGCAGAGCAGCTCTACAAATCCGATCAGGGTCAGGAGAAAAAGGCATATGTTCTGCAATATCTGGCCTCAAAGGGCATTCGGTTTGACGATGCGACCGTGGACAAAATGATCGAGTCTGCGGTGCTGACGCTCCACCATGAGCTTTACGGAGGTGGGGAAGGATGACGGTCTCCGAGGCGGTCAAAAAGCTGCTTTCCGTGGCCGAAAACGAGGTCGGTTATCTCGAAAAGGCTACAAACGCCAAGCTCGATGACAAAACGGCCAATGCCGGACGGAACAATTACACGAAATATGCGCGGGATCATGCAAAATGGGGTACCTACAATGCCTCCAAGCAGGGCTACGCATGGTGCGATATGTTCGTGGACTGGTGCTTTATCACGGCGTTCGGGTTTTCTGCCGGAATGGAGATGACGTGCCAGCCGAAGGGACTCTACGGAGCCGGATGCACGATGTCCTACAATTATTTCCGGGATGCGGGCCAGAGTGTTCCGATTTCCAAGGTTCAGGAGGGAGATCAGATCTTCTTCGGTTCTCCCGGAAACATGACGCACACGGGACTTGTGTATAAGGTGGACAGCGCGAGAATTTACACCATCGAAGGAAACACGGGTTCCGGAGAAAATACCGTGATCCCGAACGGAGGCGGCGTTTTCAAGAAGTGGTACTACCGGAATTCTGCGGCCATTGGCGGGATCGGACGGCCCAAATGGGACGTGGTTTCAAAAATTTCCGGTATCCCGGAGCATTCGGAGCTGAAAAGTGTTCGGTACGGCTCCTTTCAGGGCGGCATTTTTGCCGAAGTCCCGTTTTCCTGCATCGAACGGATGGAACACATCCGCATGAATGCCGCGAGAGGCGAATATCTCACGAGCGCGGCCGTCCGCGCAAAGTGGAACGGGCGTGCGCCGGACATCGTTATAAACGCGGAGCTTTTCAATTATTCCAATTACACGCCGGCCTCCGGCGTGGTGCATCATGGAGAGCTGGAATATCGCGGGTGGCAGCCGTTTATCGGCTTCTCGAATTACCGGACGCCCATTCAGGAGGGCTACAACGCCGTTTCCTCGCCCGATGCGGTCGGCGGCTACCCTGCACTCGTTCTCGGAGGTGAAAAGTCCTTCACGGTTCCCAAGGGGCTTGAGGGAAACCGCTACCGCACGGCGATGGGCCTCAAGGGCGATGTGCTTGGAATCCTCGTGACGAAGAATCCTGTGAATATGGAGGTCGTGGCGAACAAGTTCGTTTCCGAGGGCTACAATTTCGCCATCAATCTCGACGGAGGAAGCTCCAGCGGATACGCCATTCCCTCCAAGGCATGGGCCAGAGCCAACAAGCTTCGCGGCTTCGTCGGAATTTGGCTCAAGGGCGGAAACGGGAACTATCTCAGCAGGTCCGCAGCGCCGGTCAAGCCCTCGAAGCCTGCGAAAACCGAGAGCTGGGCGGAGACGGACAAGTCCGCCGCGAAGGGCGTGCGGATGAAGGTCACGGCAAGCGCGCTGAATCTTCGGGCCGGAGCCGGTACCTCGACGGCGGTCAAAACGGTGCTGAAATTCGGCGAGGTCGTCACATGGTACGGATATCAGACGGAAAACTGGTATTATGTACGGACGGCAGGCGGTAAGGAAGGCTACGTTTCCAAGCAGTATGTGAAAAGGGCGTAGGGATAAAAAGAGCCGGAGGACGGAAGTCCTCCGGTTTTTTCTTATTCTGATCGTTCAGATTTGCAAAAAGAAATGACCGCTTACCCAGCCCGGTACGGTCATTTCTTTTTTTGAGATGATTCACTTCGGCTGACTGCCTGCGGCAACGCCCTTGCTTATTATATTACCATGATGCTCAAAAATGTCAAGCGAAATAGGACTGAAAATAGAAATGGAAAGCCGGTGCGGATGCGCCGGTTTTTGTTTTGTCCCGCTGAATTGAAAATTTTTTTGAAAGTGTGCTTGACTTTTTAGGTACATATAAATATAATAAACGTGTACATAGAAAGTAGGTGATACAAATGTCGCCCCGTACAGGCAGACCGAAATCTGAAAACCCGAAAGATACACAGGTGAAATTTTTAGCAGATCGAGATACAATGTCGGATTTGGAATATTGCTGTGAAAAACTCAGTAAGACAAAGAGCGATGTGATTCGTTTGGGAATTCAGATGGTGAAAGCCACGGTCAAAAAATAAAAGAACCGCCCGTTGCTCCTGCAAAGATCACGGACGGCTCTAACCACCAAAGTCCAAAAGAAACTTTGATAAATTTATTCTATCAGGTTCTTTCGGACGCGTCAAGAAAGGATTTTGATATGAAAGATTTAATCACCATTAACCAGAACGGCCAACCTGTCGCAAGCAGCCGAGACATCGCGGAGCACTTTGAAAAAAACCATAATCACGTCTTACGGGATATCGACACGCTGAAGAAAGATGTGTCCAATTTTGGACAGATGTTCTTCGATGTTGAAATCCCTGACAGCTACGGAAGGCCACAGCGCGCGTACCTCATGAATCGTGACGGTTTCTCGCTGCTGGTCATGGGCTTCACCGGAAAGTCTGCGCTCGAATGGAAACTCAAGTACATCGACGCATTCAACCGTATGGAAGCGCAAATCAAAAATCCGCAGTTGTCTCCGGCGGAACAGCTTCTTGCACAAGCACAGCTTATGGTGGAGCAGGAACGCCGTCTCAAGGCTCTGGAAAACCGCGCAGAACGCACGGAACAGACCATGCAGAAAACGCTGGACATTTTCTCCGCGCCTGCGGTCAGCCCGGACGATTGGACTTCTGCGATGAATCACCAGATCAACACGCTCGTGGAGCAGTACGGTGGGAATCACCGGAAATTTCGCAGCGACCGCTACGCCGAGTTGGAACTTGAAACGGGCGTTGACTTAAAATGCCGCCAGACACGTCTGCGCAACCGAATGCGGAAAAACGGCGCAACGGAAACGGAATGCAAACAGGTTTCGATTTTGCAGGTAATTTCCCGCGACCGGAAGCTTCGACCGGCGTTCGAAGCAATTATCCGCCGGAAAGCCGCCAGTTTGATTTCGGATGCGCAGATGTGAATGGAGGTATGAAAAACATGAATTGCAGCACGGTTTTGTTTGAACAGGAAGAGTTGCTCGAAATTTCCCGTCAGGTGAAGAATCAAAAACGATTTGCAGACTTCATGCTTTTTTGCATGGAGCGCCTGAACGACGATGAAAGCGAGAGCGTGGAAAGCATCTGGAACGCATGGTGCGAAAGCCAGAGCTGAATGGGATTCCGGGAGGTTTTACGCCTCCCGGTTTTTTCTTATAGATTGGAAAGTGTACCGTCGCCGATGATGACGGCGTTCGTGAGGCTGCTGCCGAGGACGAAAACCGTGACCTGCGAGCCTATGGATGCGGCTGCCATACTGGAGACATAGGGAAGGGCGATTTCTTTATCGAATGGGCGCCGGACGGTGATACGCCCATTTTCTGCGGCCTTTGTTACCTGTGCGCGGAAATACCAGACGTTCGCGCGCGTCAGCGCTTCGACCTTCGGAAGGAAATATTCCCACAAACGGTCGGCGAATTGCTTCATTTCCTGATCGTTATTCATTTTCTGTGACCTCCCATGTATCTTCACGGAGAAGTCTGGCGCACATACGGTCAGCAGGAAGCTTCAAAATTGCCGCGTCGATGCTTTCTGCTTCCACTCGAATCTCCTTGCTTTTTCGGCCGTGAAACGTCACGAGAAATGTGTATCCATGGCTTATGACGTTCGTGCGGAGCTTTGGCTTTTCCAAATATTCATTCCTCCTTCCAGACGTTTGCGACCGTGAAGGTCATGCGCAGACGGCAGTTCACGTCCGCATACGTCACCATGTCGCAGAGCTTGGTCATTTCCGAGATCCTGCGGCGGATGTTCTCGTTCAGAATTCCCGTTGGAAGCGGAAAATCGACGGAGACGGACGCGCACTGCTCATGCAGCTCCAAGCCCTCGGTGTGCATCGGCGTGCGGAGCGCTTTTGCGACGGCGGCGGCGTGCTCGTGGACGGTGTGGAAGATCTCCGCCTTTTCCTCGTTCTGCACCGTTCCGTGGAAGTTTTCATTTTTCTGCGCCATTGCGGCGGCCATGTCCTGAATATCCATATCTGTTCTCCTTTTATTTTTTGCCCGGTCGGGCTTGGTTTGGATTCTACAGTGATTTTACGCTTTGTCCCGCGCGGGAGATAATTTTTTCAGCTCCCGGACGTTCTGCGCGACGATTTTGACGGCGTGGTCTATGATGGCTTCGTCCCGGCGGAGGTCAATGCCCAGATCGTGCGAAAATTCGTAAGCGCAGGGGTCGAGCTTATAGTCCAGTGAAAAGCGGACGGCGCCCCTTGCGCGGGCGGCGGAATAGCCGGATTCCAGAAGCGCCGGCGACGGCTCGTTTTCTCCGCTGGAGCAGGCGGCTCCGGAGGACGCCATCAGGCCGTCGGCGGACATCCGCAGAACAAGCGCATGATTTTCGATGTTTGGGAAGGAAATGCTCGTGATATAGGGCGACTGCGTTTTTTCGTTTCCGCGATATTTCGTTCCGTTCAGCTGCGCGTCCGGAATTTCCTCCATGATACCATCGATCAGGCGGTCATGCAAGTATCCGGCGGTATCCGCAAATTCTGCGATGTGCTCCGTGCGGAAGAAAAGTGCCTGCGCGAGGGCTGCGGCCAGAGGAACGGCGGGCGTTGCCGGGTGGAAAAGCTTTCGGATCACCTCCGGTTTTTTGGCGATCAGGACGCCGATGCCGATGGGTGCGCCGAATTTATGCCCGCCGCCTGCGATATACGACCATTTTCTATGCCGGAAGTCGATGGTCGCTTTTCCCATGGCCGCCGTGCAGTCCGAAAAACAGACGGTGTACGGCTCGAAGGCTTTTTCGAGGTCATAAATTTCCCCCGTTTCGTTGCCGGTATGGATATGTGCGAAGCCGGAGGTGCTGCGGTTGATCCCGAAAAAGCGGAAACTGTCATCCCATCCGGCAGAAACGGCCTTATGCTCAAAGTTGGAAATATAGACGCTTCCGCATTCGTACATCATGGCGTTCATGGCGAGACGGCAGCTTTCCGTGGCGGAGGATGTGAAGATCACCTGCTCCGGCTCGCACGAAAGGCAATAGGCGACGATTCTCTGCGCCCTTTCCAGCTCCCGCGCGGCTGCGACCCCGAAGGAATGGACGGAATTCGGGTTGCCCCAGCTGTATTGCGAGGCCCGGTAGAATTCCTGACGGGCGGTTGCCAGAAGGGGAGAGGTCGCGGCGTGGTCGAGGTAGATCATACGCGGCCCCCATTCTCTGCGGCTTTGGACGGCGGCATCCAATTCGGAATGAAGGCCATGCAGATCTTCTCATAGACGGCCTGCTGCGCAAGCAGTGCGTCGTGCTTTTTCAGCAGGAGCTGATAGTCGCTGCGGAGGTTGGAAAGCTGGAGATCATCCGGCGTTTTTTCGGACGCTGCGGTTTTTTCCGGTTTTTCGGCAGGCTCCGGAAGCCCAAGCGAGATGCGGATGGCACGGTCGATATGCGCCATTTCCTCCGATGTGAGCGTGCAATAATATTCCCGGAGGCGCTCCTTGGAGATCGTTGTGACGCACTCACACAGCGCTACGGAAACGCGCGGTGCGGAATAGAGCGTGACGTGCGTCGGAAGCGGCTTTTTATTGGCCGTTGTAAGCCAGACGATTTCCAGATTCGCGGAGTATCGGTTATTTGCTTCATTGCTCACGATCACGGCCGGGCGGGTTTTTGTGTACTCGGAGCCTACCTCCGTCTGTGTATCCGCGATCCAGAATACGTCTCCGCGATGAATTTCCTGTCCCATGGGCTGCTCCTTTCATTTTTCTGGCGTTTATGTACTCCGGGCTTTCGCCCGGATCTTTCGTTAATGTACGGCATCCTTCAGCCCCTTCGCGGGCGCGAATTTCACGCCGTGATGCGCAGGGACCGAAACGGTTCCGCCGGTCGCCGGGTTTCTTGCGACTCTGGACGACTTATACGGCGCTTCGAATTTTCCAAAGCCCGGAATGTTCACCGCCTCGTGCGAGATCAGCGCTTCACGGATGCTTTCAAAAACCGCGTCGATGGATTCCAGCGCTGCGCCCTTCGGCATGCCCGTGCGGTGGGCTACGGCCTGTGCAAGTGCTTCCTTGTTCATGTTTTTTCCTCCTTTCCCAAAATTTCATGGTGGGCCGTCCCGGAGTCGAACCGAGATTTTACCAGTTATGAGCTGGTTGCTCTAGCCATTTGAGATAACGGCCCGTCGTTTCCGGCTTGACGTACCGGACGTGAGGCCATGCGCGCTGGCCAACGGGCAGTTCTTTGCGGCATCCTGCCGTTTCCGCTTCACACCGGATTCCGGTGCGGCCGGTTTTGTCAGTTCGGCTTCTCAAGTGACTTCATCCGGATCTGCCACGCGTTGGCTTTCTCCGGCAAGCTGAACGATTTGCATCTTGAAAATGCGCGGCGTTCTACGAAAACCTTAGTCACACGATTTTTACGATGGTGCGGCGTGACCGAATCGAACGGCCTTGGGACAGCTGCTCGTCACTGCCCTTTGCCAAATGCCGCATGATTTCATTCAGAATGACTATCTGTGCGCAGTTCGGCGGCGTGTATTTCCTGCGCGTCACCGTCACCGAGGCGGACACGAATTTTTGCGGTACAGCGGTATTTGCAGGTTTTCCAGTCCGCGAGGCTGCACGACTCGAAGATGCAGGGTGATCCGGCGTACTCCGGCTTGTCGCAGAATTCGTGGATCAGCTCCGGATACAGGGCATCCATTGCAAAAAGGTTTCTTGCCGAATCCGGCCCGACAAACATCGGCTTTCCTTTCGGTGCGTAGTTACGGATCTGATAGGGGATTTCGTCCCGTTCGCTGTAGAAATGGACCGCGACCGGCGTCACGTCCTTCTCTGCGACGACGTAGACATTTTTCGTGCCGTTGGTGAGATAGCGAATGTCCAAGCTCATTTGTTTTCCTCCTTGCTTTGTTTTCCTTGGTTTTTACAGCCTGCCTCCCGGCTCCGGAGCCGCCGTTACTCGACGCCTAGACGCTCCCGTGCAGAAGTTGGTCTGCGTCGCCACGCCGGTTTTTCTTCCATCCTTTACGCCTCACAGCGGACTGTCGGAAGGCCGGGAGGGTAAGCCACGGAACTTTTCAGCCCTGCGCCGGTGCATCGGTCGCATCCGTTTTTTTCACACGTTAAGCCGGAGCCAGCTAATTAAATTCGCAATCTGTCGTACTTGCACTACCTACAGATTGAGCGGATGGCCGGATATATCGTTTCACCAAGCCTTTGGAACCTCAAAACTTTCCATGAGCCCGCCGCAATACCCATATGGAGTGCGTGAGGAGAATCGAACTCCCGCCATCAGATTGGAAGTCTGATGTTCTGCCGTTAAACTACACGCACATAAATGGCTCCCCGTTTTACTCCGGTGCGGGAGCGTTCTTCCCGAAAACCCATGGCCAGGCTTCCCAGCCTGGAGCACCGGAATCTCTGAAATGTTCCGGTGAGCGCCTTCGCTTACATGGGTGACGCTTTTCTTCACAGAAAGGAGGTCAGTTATGACCAGCTGCGAGCCATGCCCAAACTCACAGCATTGCGGCGGAATCCGGATTTGAACCGAAATCGCGGGGTGTTGGTTATCCCCACGACGCACCTGCCTCCGCCGTGCCTCCGGGTTTCCGACGAAACCCGGATCATTTCTGTTTTTCTGGTTTGTTCAGGCGATCTCCGGCCGGGGCTGCTTCAGCCGGAGCTGTGCGAAAAAATCATCTCCCGATTCTTCCAAACGCAGGACGTTCCGCTGCGCCTGCCGTTCCTTCTCTTCCTGCACGATCTTCGTCAGACGGCGGTTCTTCCGGCTGGTCAGCTTGCCGGAATAAATCTGCGTGGTCGCTACGGATTCATGGCCGAGCTTTGCCTGAAGCTCCTCGAAACTCATGCCGCTGTTGAGATCGAGCCGTGCGCCGACGTGCCGCAAATCGTGCGAACGGATCATATCCACGCCGGTCACGGTTTTTACATGGCGCTTCACGACGTCCGAAAGCCACTGACGTGTTCCTGCGTGCCATTCTGCGCCCCGATTGGTTCCCTTGAATTCCTTGGTTGCCTCCGTGCCGAAAAGCGGGTCATGGTCGCCTGCGGCCGCTGGACGCAGTCCGCTGCGAAGATACAGACGGACGGCGGTCTGCGCAAGCGGCGGGAATTCGACCGGACGGAATTTATCGCCCTTGCCGTGCTCGACGTACAGCTCGGAATTTTCCCAGTCGAGATCCGCAGGCGTCAGCGCCAGAAGCTCACTGTTGCGAAGCTCCGTGGTCAGAAGCAAAATGACGATGGCGTAATTTCTCGGCCAGAATTTCGGGCTTTCCACGGTTTTCGCGGGAGGGTTATTTCGCCAGAGAAGCATGACCTGCTCGTCGGTCAAAAATTGCTCATACGGTCGCTTGTCGAGTTTTCGCGTATCCGGCATGAGGAGCTTTGCGACGGGATTCCGGTCGTACCAGCGGTTTTCACCGAGTTCTTCGGAGCTGGCGAAATTGTACATGGCAGAAAGGACGGTCAGATACTGCTTGATGGTGGACGGTTTTTTGCCGTCCCGGCGCATCTGGTCGCGCCATGCGAGGATCTCCGGAAAACCCTCTTCATGATCCCACAATTTGTTTTCCAGAAGAAAGCCGGAGAAATTTTTGAAGATCTGTTCCTGATTCTTGATCGTGACTCCGGAACGTCCCAACGCCCGGAGGTTATCTTCGTAAGCGATCATGGCCGACCGAAATTTTTCATACGCTTTGGGGAAGCTCATCTGTTTCCGTCCTTTCTGATTTTATTGTACCAAACGCCGCAAATGTTTTTTGCACATCCGGTTACGGTTTCTATTCTGCCGGGTTTTTCGGGTTTGTCCCGTTTTTTTGGATTTTTAGACGATGGATGCGCCGATCAGAAAGCCTGCGTAGGCAGACGCGGCCATTCCGGCAAGCAGCGCCGCGATCAGCCAGCGGGTGATGAATTTTTCCCGCTTGTGGCGCGCCTCCGCACGGACTTCCGCTTTCACCTCGTCGTGGTGTCGATTGACGACGTTCTCAAAAAGATTCTCAGGCCCCGTCATGGGGAGGGGGACCAGATTTTTGCTTTCACACATGTTTCTTCTCCTTTCGGTTTTCTGTGGTTTTTGCTTTCCAGTTATCCAATCTGCCACGTTTCCCGCTTTTGTCCCGCTGTTTTCAAATTTTTTTCGGATTCCCGGCAGAGGGACTCCAACGCTGCCTGTCGGATGAACTGCGCATTCGTCGGACGGGCTTTGTCCGCGTCCATGCTCAAGCCGAACACCTTGTAAAATTTGCTTCCACCGGCGCGCTCGACTCCGACTCCGATGGACTTCCGGATCGCGCGCTCCACGCTGTTTGAGCTGACGCCGAATTCTTCGGCGATCCTCGGATAGATCCCGTCCGCGCTCATGGTCGAAATTTTGGGACAGCCGTTTTCTGCGCTGCGGCGGATGGCGCTGCGGAGGTAGTCATAGCCCGTCATGCTGGCCGGAATGCCCAGCTCCTTCATCAGCTGGTAAATTTCAATGTCCAGCGCGTCCATTTTCTGCGCGGTCATACGCGCGGCTCCTCGCTGTGGCTCCGGATGATCTGCCATTCGTTCCAGATCTCTTCGACCGTCAGGCCGGATTCCACGCGCGGAAGGCAGAATCTCAGGAAGTTCAGGAATGCTTCCTGATTCTTGGTTTTTTCGATCATTTTGATAAGTTCTTTTTCCATGGTGATTTTCCTTTCTGGCACTTGGTGTGCTTCCTCAAATTTCTCCGCTGAGTTTATATCGTGCGACCATGCGGTTGAAAAGATTCCCGAAGATCTCACGAAGCTTTTTGTCCTTGGCAATGATGCTGATTTTGGAAACGGCGGTGATCTCGGCCTGCGTCGCGCCGTTTGCTTGCAGACGCTGTTTGGCGAACTTGACGCGGACGTCCAGCTTTACGCCTGCGGTCATTTCGGTCTCCTTGTAGAGCTGCTGGAAGGTTTTATGGAAATCGAATCCCGTCTGCATACAAAATGCACGGACGCTGCGGTTCATCTGCGATTGCCAGTTCTCCGCCGTTATGGACGATGCGACCATGGTATCCAGCGCATCCCGGACGGTATCCATTTTCTGCGAGGTTTCGGCGCTGCTGGCTTCCAACGCCTTGAGACGGCGCTCCTGCTCGACCAGAAATTGTGCCTGCGCAAGCAGCTGCTCGGCAGGGGAGAGCTGCGCGGCTTCTTTCGCACGGAAATATCCTTTAATGAGTTCGCGTTGGACTTTCCACGCCAAATCGTCCGTGAATGATTTTACCAGCATGAGATAGCCGGATTCTGTGATGAGCGTCACATCTTCCGTAGCCTTTGCCGGAAGGTCATCCCAGTGCGTCCGAAATTCGGACGCGCAAATTTTGAAGTAATCTTCTCCTTCAACGAATCTGTCCCGGTTGTCGTTGAAGCGTTTTCTTGACGTTCCGTCCGGCCGTCCGTGTACCGCGTCGATGTCCTTGAAGGTCACGACGCGCTGACCGCTGTATTCCTTGATGGTGATGTCTGTGTTGTTGATTTTTTGTAGTTCCATGAATTTCTCCTTTCTGTTTCGCTTGGTGTTTTCTACTTTCAGCATAACAGAAGCGGCAAATGTTTTTTGTACATTTTTATGTCAACAATGAAACGCTGGAGGGATGAAAAAATCAACCGAACCAAATTTGGATTCGTTGGAATTTCGGCGGTTTTTCGATCTCTCTGTTCTCAGGTGGGAAGCTTGGAGGCCATGAGCTGGGCGCTCCGCCGCTGGACGATGCCGGAGAAAATTTCCCGGAGGCGCTGGTCCTGCGCGACGACCGTCAATTTATTCGCGGCCTGACATTCGGAGTATTTTGCGCCGCCCGCTCTCATGCGCTCCCGGAGATGCTTCAATCGCACATCGAGGTTGCAGCCCGCCGTTTCTTCCAGTTTCCGATAAAGCGAGCCGGTTTCCGTCTGGAAATTCAGCGAGAATTCCATGCACAGCTGACGGATCTTACTGCGCGTCGCGTCCTGCCAATGGTCGCGGCTCACGGTCGGCATGGAAAGCGCCGAAATTGCGGAGTGCATGGTTTTCTGCGCGGTTTCGGTCTTGGCTTCAAGTGCGTCCATGCGGCGCTCCGCTTCCTGCTGGCGCATTTCGATGCTGATAAGCGCTTGCAGCTGCGGAGATAAGGCGGAAAACTGCGGCTGCTGCGGTTTCAGGGCTTCGTGCATTTTTTCGAAGGCTGTGACGTAGGCCGCTGTGAAGAGCACGCCCTTTTCGCCGGTCATTTTGTTCGCTACCATGTCGCAGCCCTTTTTCGTGATGAGGTAGCATGGGAGGGTTCTGCCTGTGGAATCCGTGTAGGTGTTCGGGATGAAAAAGTCACTCAGCGCAAAATTGCGCTCAGTGGAATTTTCAATGATTTCAGCATAGTTTCGGATGTCCCGCAGCAGTTCCTTGTGGTTCTTTCCGATCATTTCCGCGACTTCGCGGCTGTCTACGACTTCGACGCCGTTATTTTGAATGACTTGCAAATCGTTCATTTTTTCTCCTTTCTCGTTCCGGTTGAAAATGGGTATAAAAGTCCCTGTAAAAGCGCTTGACTTTTACAGGGCGTTTCGTCTATACTTGAATAGACAAAACCCCTGCGGTTTTGGCACAAGAGCAATCGTAGTGGGTCGCCAAACTTAGCTACGGTTGCTCATTTTTTATTTATCTCGGTTTTCATGGAGATATTCAAGAACAGCAAAGCGGACATAGCCGCTCACAGTCATTCCACGGCGTTTTGCTTCCTCTTTCATTTTTTCGAGTGCCTCTGCTGGAAAGAAAACGGTGATCCGCTCCGTGTTCTCCTTCGGTCGTGCCATGCGTTGCCCTCCTTTCAGACACAATAATAGCATAATAAAATGATGCTGTCAATATATTTTTATTACATTAAAATGCAAGGTGGATGGAATTATGGGGTTGCTGGATATGTTCCGAGTGCAGGAACTCAAAGACAAACTTGTTGAATCGTGGTCAGAAAACGAAAAATTAAAGAAACTGAATCTGGAATACAAAGAAAAAAATGATGAACTATTCAGTCAGCTGGTAGCGGCCGGGTTAAAAAACAAACAGCTGATGGACGAAGTTTCAAAGCAGTCAGAGAAATGTGCGGAAATGGCCTCGACGGTGGAAACGCTTCAACATGATTGCGATTCGCAACAGGCTAAAATTGAAAAACTCTGTGATACGATTTCAGAATTAAATGAGAATGCGAAGAAAAACGAGGAAGAACACAGCGAGAGCGAATTGGAAAAAGAATTGATCGCGTTCTTTGAATCAAAATATGGCGTGCGCACGAAGAAGTATATGCTGTATGAAAATACTGACCGAGTACCGAACGGACTCCTCGAATCGTACATTGAACTTCTCAAGAAAAATGGCGCTCAGTTTTTGCGGGTACTAAAATGCGAAGATAATATTACGACCATACAATATGTTGACGATGTATATTCGCATCCGAAAACATTTGAACGGGCTGTTTCAAAAATATTTCAAAAATATACGGAAGAGCATCCGGAATTCCAAATTACTGTCAAAAAGACATTCTGGGGCGCGCCGGGATGGGAAAATACAGAATCTGTCTCCTACGTCGGAAGCATAACAAAATACTTCGCTTACTTTTGCTTTCAGAAAAAATATGTTGATATTGTGAATCACCTGATTTCAAAAGAATTTCAATTTCAACCGGAAATACTGGGCATTCCGGATTTTCCGGATATCGCTTATTTTTCACATGAGATGAATTCTCTCGGCTTCGAGATGTATACGAGCAGCTTGCACAAGTGCAGTATTTGGGCATGTATGAATCAGGCGTACATACCGGTTATTCAAATTAACGATCAGGCCGGAAAGATCCGTGTACAGTACAAAGCCATGAATCTTCTTGAAGCTTCGCGCTATAAACAGGGAATCCGTCTTGACATTGGGCATGTTGCGCGCAGCTCTTGGGAGGCAAATGTTGCGAGAATTTTCAAAAAAATCGGAATTCCCTACGAATATGAACGAGAGGCTTTTGACCTCGCAGGATTGTGCTACACTCCGGATTTTTTCCTTCCCAATAATGTGATCGTTGAGGTGAAGGGTTTCTGGAACGATGAAAGCCGGAAAAAGGTTTCCGCATTCAGTAAACTCCACCCGGAATATTCTTTGTTGCCGCTGGATTCAGATATGTACGAATCCTTGCGGCTGAAATATGCTCCGCTGATTCCGGAATGGGAGGATAACAAAAAGACCGAAAAAGGAACGTGGAATGTCAATATTGTCGGAATGAAGTTTTGCGCCTCTAAGGAAACTCTGCAATATCTTGCGGTCGGCGACGAGCTTCTTTTCGAACGGGAACATGATAATGCGTTTGACAGAAATGCAGTTCTGGTAAAAACAAAAGCAGGAGATTCTGTGGGACACGTTTGTGCGGATTGGGCCGCTGTTTTTGCACCCAAAATGGATGCCGGCATGACCTATCATGCGGAGATTCTAAACATACAGCGAAATTCTATTTCCGTGCGGGCGGAACGCAGTAATTTTGAGTTTGAAGCTTTATATGATTTTTTCAAGTGATTTCTCGTTTATCATTCTGCTGAAAATATGTGATTTGTCCCGCGAAGTACATAAAATTTGTGATTTCGGAAGCATGAGAAAAGCCGCCCGGTTGGGCGGCTTGCTGCATATATTCGTATATTTATTCCAGAAAACGTTACAATGTGCGAACGATGTGTGAACATTGTGCGCACAGCGTTCTATAGAGATAGAGTAAGAGATAGAGTAAGAGTAAGAGTAAGATATAAAGAGAAAGAAATATAAAAGAAAGAGAAATTTTCAATAACTGATAATGCTGATAGCGTGGAGCCGGAAAAATCCGTCTCCGCGCCGTATGCCGTATTGACTCAAAACTCTGCTTTCCGCCTCACGCCCTCAGAGGCCCTACAGGCCGCGAACTTGATGAAATAATGATAGGACACTCATAACAGCTTATTCTCCGCTTCCATGGCTTCCTATGGCGCGTCAGATGCGTTCGCACATTCGGCCAGATCTCAAACTGCGCTGGTTTTCGCATCCTGCGAGGCTTGATAGATGACGAAAGCCGCCCGGATGGGCGGCTTCTCAGTGTTTATTGTTTTCCTCTTTTCGCTTGACTTTTTTGTGCAAGCTGTTAATATAATAAACAAGGGCGCTGCCGCAGGCAGTCAGCCGTAGTTAAAGATCATTTTACAAAGAATGACCGTCCGAGCGGCTAACTTGGGACGGTCATTTCTTTTTGCTTATCTGGAAAACCAGAGAGCAAATGCCTACGATCAAAATACCAATCTGAATCAGATCGGAATATGTCACCATAAGCAACACCTCCTTTTCAGGAAGTGCCGACCGCCTGCCGCCTCCTTGGCAGCGCCCCGCCCCAATGGGGCTTTTTTATTTTATCGTCGAAATTTCGCCTTGTCAACGGAAAGCCGCCCGGTTGGGCGGCTTTTGTTATATACCGAGAAGGGAACGCTTCTTTTTCTGGAACTCCTCTTCGGTGATGATGCCCTTTTCCTTCAGAGTGTGGAGCTTTTCAATCTCTGCGTAGATATCGCCCGTTCTGTGCTGGCTTTCGAGCTGCTTTTGCTCCGGATGTGGCATTTCATTTTCCTGACGGATATTATCCAAAATTGCGGTGATCTCCCGCAGCTCCTCTTCTGCGCGGACATAAATGTCTGAATCTTTATTCACTTCTGACTGAATGAAATTCAGCTGCTTTCGTGGGCAGATCAAATCTTTCAAGACGATTTCCAAATGCAGATCGGTACAGGTTTTTTTACTTCCCTGCGTTGCGGAGGCCGCAACCATCGCCCCAGCGGCTCCGAAAAGGATACCGCTGCCGACGATGGATGCCATATCCGATGTGGCGTTTCCGTCCTCTATGACGCTGTAGGACAGAATATCCGAAAAATTGCAAAACCATGGTTCTTCATCCTCCGGCGTTGCAATCATGATTTTTTTCTTTTCGGCGTCTATGCAGAATGTGAAATTATTATCCGTTCCGAGAACCTGACGCGTGATGTTGAAACCGTCGGAGACGGCGCGGTTCAGAGCGCTTGTGAGCATGCGGCTGCGCTCGTGGGCGGTACTATTTTCGATTTGCTTGTTATCCTTGGCGCTCGCCCATGCAGCGACAGCTATCAGTATTGCAAATAGAGCGAAACGCAAAAATTCCATGGTCCTGGATTCCTTTCATCCTATGGATTCATTATTTTCCTTGGTTTTGCAGCATTTTCGTGAGGTCACGAAAATGATCTGTTCCGTGATGCGGGCGGCTCCGATTGTTGGAATCCTGCCGCCCCTGTTTTTCCATCATAGCACAGCCTTTTCCGGTTTTCCAGATGCCGTGGAAATTTTTTACGGAAGCAGAAGAAATGAGATCAGCGGATAGACGCTGACCGGAATCCCGTTGCAGGTCTGCACGACGTATTCCCGGCTCGAAACCGAAATGCAATTGAAACGCTGCCGCGTCCCGTCCGAATATTCGACGGTCGTTTTGTGAATCTTGCGCGGATAGATTTTTCCGCCGATGTTTGCATTTACTTTCATGGAAATGACCTCCCGATGGTTTTGGTTTTCTTGGTTTTTCACACGGCTCGGATTCTGCCGGGAAGGGGAGCTTTGTCCCGCTCCCGGCAGGTATTTTTTATTCTCCAATATTGCGGTAAACGGTTTCACTGTAATCATCGAGCGAAAGCGCCCACTTGTCGCCCCCACACGTCGAGCGGATCTTCGGCGTTCTGCGGATGATCTCACCAGTCGTCTGGTTTTTCAGCGTGACGGTCGTTGCGGTCGCCTTGACAATCTCCCACTGCTCCGGAGTCCATGCGCCTGCCAGAAGTCTGCGAACGGTGAAAATTTCTCCGGGCTTGAAGGGCTGTACCGGTTTTTTCGCTTCCTCCGCCTTGACGATCTCCAGAATTTCGGCGTAGGCTGCGGTCAGGTCAAAGCCGTTCGGCGTGCGATAGGTAAAATTCTTCGGGCCTGTCCGCAGGACGGTGCAATCGTTGTAATGCTTGATCTTCACGACATAGCCCGGCTTGATGTTCTCTTTGCTGAACTGCACGCCGCCCAGTGCGTCAATGCACGACTGATAATAACAGAGCTTCGAAATTTCCGATTCCAGACGGTCCTCCGTATCGTCGATCCAGTTCTCGATCTCCGAACGCTCGATTTTTGTACCGTCCCAGCGCGTCTGAGCTTCTCCCATCGCGTCGCATTCCAGCATGACGTGGTAATGGTCCAGATTTTCCCGAATCTTTTTGATGGCCTTTTCTGCATCCTTCACGCGGCGGTCACAGAATGCTTTATCCCCGGAGTTTTCCGGCAGCGCTGTTCAGGCCGTCAGGCCCCGGAGTTTTTGGAAAGCGGCTGTTCAGAAATTTTTCGGTTTTTCATCGAAAAGAGGGAAGCCCCGCGCTTTTCTCTCGCGCGGTGTCAGCTCCTGCAAAGTGGAAACCTCCCGATAATCTCGGAAGCTTGCAGCGTGCAGGATATCGCTTTGATCTTGATCGTACAGATCACGCCATTCCTTGAACGGCTTACCTTCTCCAGCAAGCCGCGCTTGCTCCCGGTTGAACTGCTCGACAAACTGCCGCAGAAACTCTTGTGCTTCTTTTTCCCGCTGCTGCCGTTCTGCCTCTTTCCGCGCTTCCGCTTCGGCCTTTTCAGCCTCCCGCCGTTTTATTTCTTCCGTCTGCTCGGCCAGCTTCTTTTTCTGCTGTTCTAGCAATTCTTCCGGCGTGTTGCGTTTCGGCTGTTCAGTGGATTTCGGCGCGGGCTGTTCGGCGGATGGGGATGGGGCCGGGGCCGGGTTTTGGGGCGCTGGTGTGAGCGCTCCAGATTCCCGCCGGACACGATCAAGCACGGCGTTAATGATGTACTTGTTAAGGCTCCCATCAGGCGAGGCCGCCGCCGCTGATTTGATTGTATCATAATCAGCCGGAGCCATTGCTATAGATACGCGCTTGTAGTTGGCATCCGCCCATTTTTTGCTTGCTTTGTACTGCGCTGCGCTGGTTGCCATGTTATCACCTCTGTTTTAAGTTCTACACGGTTTTTCGATTTGTCCCGCCTCTGAGATTATAACACATAAGCATATAATTATCAAGCATACATTTATATAATTATGTAGCATATAGTTATTAAGCATAATATTGCACAAATAATATGCTTAATAATTATATAATACGTCAATAGACAATATGCTTAATAAGCATTATAATAATGCCATAAGATAAAACAAAACAACGAACGCCCCAAGGGGCGCAGGCCAAAGGCCGGAAAGGAAGATACAAAATGATTATCACGAGAGCACAGGCCAACAGAGAAATTGAGCGGCTGCACAACACTTACGCGATCAACCTTGCAAAGGCGAACGAACTCGAGATCACGAAAGGCGCTACTTACGCGCATCCGTATTATCTGGCAGCCGAAGAGGCTTACAACAAGGCGCAGGCCCTCAACGTTAAAAAATATCTGTTTTGATGGAGGTAGAAAAATGCTGAATCTGAACATTGAACAGTACGGAGCTTTGAAACTCGATCACAAGCTTGCAATCTATGTTCCGGGAACAAACGGAGTAGATCAGGAAGCAGACAACACGGAACAGGTGAAGAAAGTGGCCGCGATCTTCTCCGGACTCTTCGGCGGAGCCACTGCGACGGAAGCAAGCGGCTTCTGGCAGAGCGAAACGGCGGGCCTTGTGAAAGAACGCATTACCATTGTTTATTCCAACTGCACGGAAGAACAGGCGCGCGAAAACATCGGGAAAGTGCTCGAACTTGCGCAGGAGCTGAAAACCAGCATGAAGCAGGAAGCAATTTCAATCATAGCCGACGAAGTATTATACATCATCTGAAAACTGAAAGGAGATACAAAAATGAACCAGAACAACGAATTTTTGAAGATTTGCCAGCAGGTGAAAAACAAGCCGCTTTTCAAGCAATTCTTGATCTTCTGCATCGAGCGCATAGAGCAAGGACAGGACACCGCGACAATCTGGAACGCATGGAACGCCGGAAGGAGGCTGTAAGCATGAGCAGCACCACCACACAGCAGGCGCGCCGCCTGCCTATCCTGCACATCAACGCCGACGAGCGGCACGCGCTCGATACATTCGGCGAATGGTCCCCGGCAATGGCCCGCGCTTGCATGGAGCGCAACCGCCTGAATTTCGACGATATCGAGCGAATCAACAACCGCTACGAATCGCACAAATGGGGAAGCGATGCAGATAGGCGATACCGCAAAGCCGCAGTAAACCGCGCTATAAAAGCCGTAGCGGCCAACCCTGCCGCATATCTGGCCGACTGATACCCCAGCACCCGGACACCCTAGCAGAGCCGCACCGGGAATCAAAGCGGCCCCGCCCCATCAAATGAAACGAAAAAGGAGACCGTCACCATGAACAAAAGCCAGATCATGCGCAAGGCGTGGAGCCTCTACCGCGCCACCGTCGCAGAGTTCCCAGAGACGCGCAGCCGCGCACAGTTTGCCGTCTGCCTCAAAGAAGCGCACAGAGCCGCCCAAGCCGCCACAGCAGCCAGCCGCGAGTGGGAAGCCATGGACGGAGAAGCCCAATATACCGCGCTGATCCGCATGGCGTGGACCGTCAAAGGCCGCGCCGAAGCTACAGGCCGCAGCGCTGATACAGCATGGATGCGCACCGCCGACGACGCGCAGACCGTCGCCGCCGAAGCTTGGCCCCGCGTAGCTCCGGCCCTGGCCCGCAACGAGCAGGCCGAAGAGCCGCACACGCTCGCATTTATTCTTTTCGCGGCCTGCACTCAGGCCGTACACACAATAGCACGCGCAGAGTATCGCCACTACACCAACTGCTGCCAGATCATAGCCACCGACGCGGACGGAGACACAGCCGATCAAACCGCGCTCGACGCACTCCCAAGCGTCACAGCCACCCCCACCAGCAGCCCCGAAGATGCCGCCATCATCCGCGCCGCCATCGAGGCAACAGCCACCGACAACACCGATCGACAGATCATCCAGGCGCTTGCAATCGGTCTCACCGTCCGCGCTATTGCCTATGCGTTAGGTATGAGCAAATCAGCAGTGCAACGCCGCATCAACTCCATCCGCAGCCGCTACCGCGCCATAGCCTGAAGCAACGCCACGCCATACATACACCACGCCGCCCCGGCTACACGTCGAGGCGGTTTAACTGTACCTACACACAATTAATTTCGCGTGCGTGCGCGCGCGTCGCGCGTGTATGCGCCCGTGCGCGTATGTGCGCACACGTTTTACACGCCCACGACTAAAGTATACTTTACTCCCGTTTCATCTAGCCCCACCAATGCAGGCGCGGCACATCTCAGCCCGGCAAACTTCCGGCCACTCTCACGCCAGCCATTGCCAGCACATACAGGAACACAAGGCCAGGGCGGGGAAAGTGTTCACGGCTCCGCCGTGTTCAGCGGCTCCGGCTTGCCTGACCCGTTTTGTTGCCATAGCAACGGATAAGGCAGGCGACCCACAGCAGCGCCTCAGAACTCGAAAAATCGTCAAAAGTTCGTACAAATCCGATTTTTGCAAGATTTCATGCAATCGGGAGCAACTTCCGTTTACATTATTGGCACTAATGTAAACGGAACCCGGCGCCGAGACGGCAGAAATGCAAGCTGCCCCCATTTTACAAGTCGGGATGGGGTTCTGTTTTCATAACCACGCATAGCACTTCCCCCCACCTCCACGTTCACTCACTCGACCTCTATCTGATTCTAAATACATCCGGCGTGTGCGATCAACTCGGCGCTTTACGTTCTAGGCGCTGACGATGCGTCCATTTCTTCTTCCTTAAAATGGGGAGGGGGTGGTTTTCCAATTCTGAGGCAAAAAAATGAAAAGGCGATAGGGCATACCTCAAAAAATAAAATTTGCGCGGTTGCCTTTCGGCAACGATACAGGTTTCCTTCGGAAGTGCTTCGGCGGAAGGTCCGGTAGTGTGCAGGTAGGTAGCAGTCCGGTGTGGGTGGTGATGGGCAAAAGCGGGATGCTGTGCATTTACATAACGATGTACAAAAAATATTTGTGGAGATTCGTATGATGGAAATATAGGGAGCGACACAGAAGTTCTCAAACGAAAAACAATGGGAGGCATTGAATTGAGAGACATTCTTTTTCGAGGTAAGCGGGTGGACAACGGCGAGTGGGTGTACGGAAATCTGATCGTCCGAAAGGAAAGCGACGGGTATGCGTGCGGAGGAAAGACTTTCATCGACAGCGGGAAGCCGTTTGAAACGGCCGTGGAGGTAAATCCGGAGACGGTGGGGCAGTACACGGGCATGGATGATATTCACGGGGAGAAGATCTTCGAGTGGGATATCGTCATGGTTGAGGATTTTGAATCTGAATTTGTGGTGAAGTTCTTCCAGCACAAGGGCGAATTCAGACAGGAAGCCGCAGACGGTCATGGCAGCTCAGCTATGTGGTCGGGATTCCGGTACAAGCGTTGCGGAACAGTGTTCGATGCGAAAATTTGAATTTTGCGCGGGCGCTACGCGCCGATAATCTGCTGAACAAAAAGGAGAAGAAATGAGAGTTGAAATTTTCAACTATATCGCATCAACCTACAATTCTTAAACCGTTGGAGAGACATAAAATGCGAGAGGAGAATACATGAAGCAATACTGCCGCTACTGCGTAAATGCTTATCTTCAAGGTGATGACATGATTTGGTGCGAGCCAAAAGACGAAATTCGAACTGACCGTCAGATAACGCGGCTGAACCGCTGCCCACACTTCGAATTTTGCTCGATAGACGTTCTTAACCCAGAACGGGAGTACAGGCCGGTTGAGAAACGGAGGGCGGCGCAGAAAAAAGAACCGGACATGGAGCAAATGACTATACTTGGCGGATGGGAATAGGAGGAACGGAAATGAGTAAACCAAAATATATGAAAGTCGATTGCATTCGATCACTGGACGATTTGGTGCTGCAAGAAAATATCTATTGGAACGGGAGAATTTGGAATAGAAAGTGGTTCATAAACCTTCAGATTCAAACGCTTCTGTCTCTAATCAAGCACAAGGCACTACAGTACGTGGTGAGGCTGGACGGCAGCACAATGGGAGAGTTTGTCGAGCCGATATTGTGGCATAAAATCAAAGGCCGCCCACTGACGGATGCGGAAAAAGCTGAATTTTCCGAGCATGGCTATTCGGATTTTGAAATCCCAGAGTATATGTTCGACTGCCCTATGCCTGATGATGAGCAGGAAATCCTAGTCGCAACCGAGTGGGGAGTAGACAAGGATGTGTGCTGCGACGATACCGACGATTGGGGAAACCATTTGTTTGGATTGGAGGGATGCGGAGATTGGGACGACGTGATCGCGTGGGCGGAAATGCCGAAGTACGATTCGGAGGGGAAATGAAATGGACTTAGAACAAACCGCGATTGAGCGGCTGAAAATGGCCTCGGATATGAGCTTGCGGCTCTACAAACAGCCGCTTGTTATCACTTATTCCGGAGGCAAGGACTCGGACGTGCTGCTGCATCTGGCCGGTGTGGCGGGAATTCCATATGAGGTGCTGCACAGTCTCACAACGGCGGACGCACCGGAGACCGTCTGGCACATCCGAGACGCCTTCCGGCGATTAGAACTGGCAGGCGTAAAATGCACCATCGATACCCACCGGACGCCGGACGGTGGAAACGTCACCATGTGGAATTTGATTCCGCGCAAACTCATTCCGCCGACACGTCTCGTGCGATACTGCTGTGCGGAACTCAAAGAGGGCGGTGGAAAAGGCAGATGGATTGCGACTGGCGTCCGCTGGGCCGAATCGCAAAAGCGCAAGTCCAGAGGCGTCATGGAGGCCCTGCACAGGGACAAATCCAAGAAGCTGACGCTAATGAACGACAACGACGAAAGCCGAATGATGATGGAAAACTGCCAGCTCAAAGGGACGCGGACGATCAATCCAATCATCGATTGGACGGAATCTGATGTGTTGGACTACGCTTCTGGCGAAAAAATTTGCATGAATCCGCTGTATAAATGCGGATAGAAGCGCGTGGGGTGCATCGGATGCCCTCTTGCCAAAAAGGCAACGAGATACGCCGAGTTTGCAAGGTATCCGAAGATTAAAGCCGCGTATGTCCGGGCGTTTGACAGGATGCTCGATGAGCGCAGACGGCGTGGGAAAATGGACGGAGGTATGCGCTTTGGAGAAACCGGCGAGGATGTGATGCACTGGTGGATGGAGGACGGCGTTTTGCCGGGACAAATGGTTCTTGAAGGAATGGAGGATACGCCATGACAGAAAAGGAAATCGCGCAGGCGCTGCGGTGCTGCCAATTTGGGGAACCGTGCGATCGATGCCAGGTAGTGAGCGATCAAAACTGCGTGAACGTGATGCACAAGTGCGCAGCCGACCTCATCGAGCGCCTGACCGCCGAGAACGCGGCGCTGCGGGAGAAGCAGGCAGAGGCAGAAGCCGAGAGGGACGCGTTGCTTGAGCAGATAAAAGCGCGTCGCTCGTGTCTGGATTGTAAGCATTGCGATTCCAGCCGCTGGGAATGGCGCGGATTGCCGGAAGCGCCGGAGGAAGGAGGCAAGACAGATGCTTGA